CTAGTCTTCATTTTTAATCTCAATTATGTACATTAATTCTTTCTCCAGAACATCCTTCTCTTGATAAGGAGAATCATACTTATATACGACAGCATCATCAAGGAATGTTCTTACTCCCTCCATAAAGCCATCTTGTAACACAGAGTTATCTGTTATGTAGGCTGCCAGGAAGAAGCCGTTTCTTTCCTGCGTATCACCAAAGCCAACTGCACTGAAATGACTTCTGAAAGTAGTACCCTGCAACTCGTCGAATGAATACTGTATCATAAGTCTTTTCATCATTTCAAAAAATACTGCTACTTTAATTGCTTTCATATAAGTGACTTATCCGTGATGTCGAGGGCTTATTTTTATTAATGTTTCATTGCTAAATCTACTATCGCAACGACAAATAGAAAAATTAATCCGTTTATTAAAAGAATGGTACCCATATCTACTTAAAATTAAAGAAGTCCTTAATCTGTTTCTTCTCGTCATCGCTGGCATTCAAGATGTCCTTCACTATGAAATCTGCAAGCGGAGCTAATACTGTATTCATAGCATCAATCAGTTCACCCTGCGCTCCAAGTTTAGAAAGGACACCTGCATATTCACAAAGAAATTCTTGTGATGAAATGAATCCCATTTCATAATTCTTTTTGATTTCCTTAATTTCTTTCATCTTTTTAAGATTTTAATTGGTTCAACATAATCTGTGGTTAGTCAAAATAACCACTCTTTCTATATGCAAAGGTACAAAAAAAATGTGATATATGCAAATATACCACACTTTATTTTAGTTAAAAATACTAAATTTAACTCACTGAGTATCAAAGAGTTATACGCTTTTGTAGATACTGCTTAATGTAATGATTTTTGTAGCTTCGCCGACTTTGTCAATCAGATTGGTTACGGCTTCATCCACTTCGCACAAAGCATTATACACATCGTTTGGGATATTTCCTGTCTCCAAATCATTACTACTCATTTTCCAAGTTTGGTTTAGCTGCCTTGCAGCATCCACCATTAATTTAATGTCCGTCATATTTCTAAATTTTAAATGAATATCCTACTAACTGCCTGGCAGAGCCATCCCATCATATAGCAAGGCTCTTCGTCTTTCAAGTCAATACCTAGTGATTCGCAGATATGAGTGACAACATGAAACATTTCGTGTGTGGCAGTATTCACGAACTCATATTCTGATGTGGTCCTGCTAATAGCAACCACGCTCTTCCTACCTGCAAGATTGGAGTAGGTAAGACCTGTGTTCGGTATTCCTCGTAAGCAATGCTCCCTTGCGCTTTCGACTGCCTTTTCTGTGCAGCCTATCTGCACAAGGGAGTTGCATACCTCATCGGTATCTGATGATTCCAAACCGTAAAACACAAGAACTTTCCAATCGTACTTTTCTAGATATATCTCTTGACTTATCATAAAATATCATCCCATGGAATGCCGATGCCATTATGGTTGCAATCGGCATAAAATCTATTAAAGATGAAGCCATCCTTCTGATCGGTATCATCAACCATATCTTTCACGAACAAAGCCATGTGAGCTTCGTCCTCGATGGAAGACTTATAGAAATCAGCCTTAACCATGTTTGCCACATAGACATGATCATAGCCTACATTATTTTCAAGTGTCACTCCCTGCTTGGTAAGGATGGATTCAACCTTATCCTTATCCATATAGTCAACCTCCTCATCCTTTTTGGTGACTGGGTTGTATTTTCTCATCTGACTGACTGCCCATTCGCAAGCCTTCTTGTTGAAGTGCCAGCCATTATATCTCAGATATGCTATCATTCCTTCTGGCTTCATATCGTAAGCATCCAAAGGCATTCTACATTTTCCCATAGCTCTTTCTTTTAAGGGTGGCAGGGAAAAATCCCCACCACCGAATTAAACATTAATAACGTCCACCGCCACGGCGACCATAGTAGCGTCGCTCTCCATAGCGGTCTTCGTCACGCCAATCTTCATCGTCCCACTTGTCACGATAGTCTGGCATTGGCATACGATTACCCATACGCTCCCGCTTCAAACTATCCAAGCACTTCATAACCTTGCCACCTGCTCGAACCATTTCTTCGCAGTTGTCAACAAGCTCATCGAACTTGTTTTCCGTAATTTCTACCATATATCCCATAGCAATTACTTTTTAAAATTGTTACCGCTCAAAGCCTTAGACAGCATGGATTCAATATTGGATAGCGTTCCCTTCATGCCGCTGACCTCTGATTTGAGGTTATTGATGTCTTTTTCCTGCTGCTTTTCCTTAGCAATCTGTGGGTTGATTCTAGTGAGCATTTCCTCGCAGGAGCTTATAACTCCATTGTGGTAATCTACACTTTCCACGACTCCCTTTGAATGTCGCAACATAGCATCAATCTCTGCGCACATAGCTTCTCTGCTGTCACTGACAACAACACCTTCATTGCCGAAGTTCACTATCTGTGCCGTAGATGGCAGCTTTTCGAAATTGACCTGCTGGTCTTCTACTTGTACCTTAACATCAACGGTCGTCTCCAATGTCGGAGTCTGTCCTGGCACGTAGCTAGGATATTTCTGCTGAGGATTGCTGACCGATATTACTTGACCGATTCTTAGAGTCGGCTTTTCTCCTCCCTTGTCTAAGATGTAGAAGAGAGAAGACTGTCTTAGTCCTTGAAACATTTTCTTTCTCTTTTATTAAAGGGGCAGACTTTTCAGTCTGTCCCATAGTTAATACTCTGTTAGCCGCCTGTAGGCTGCTGAAACCCAAGCAGTCGGATAATACCGCTCTTCTTATTGATGTATGCCAAAGCCTCCGTAGTTTCAGAAACGCTAGCTCCCGTCACTGCCTTACCTACATGATCAACAACTGGCACCTTTGTTGTGCCGGAAGTAGTTCCGCTAGTGTTGGCGGTTCCGTTAATAGTGGTCGACCCACTATTTGGAGTTACGATTGTGACAGGAAGTGCTGCACTTGCTGCGGCAACTCCTTGATGTATCTTCAAGAGTACAATGCACTCGCAAGGCAAAGCATTGTAGTAGCAAGGATTGATACCATAATCAACACTCGCATCTGTGACCTGCTGAGCATTTGTCTTCAGCTCATAGATACCTCCTACATCAATACGTTTGATTTGGTTTCTCTGACCGATTGGAATAAATGGATTGAATGGATATAAAGGGAACATAGTTACCTCCTTTCCTAACAACCGCATCCTACAGTTGAACGAGAAGCCGCTACATCACCTGCATAAGCTCCCATGGCGGCAGCAGTATAAACGTCCTTGTTGAATACTCCGTACTGAGGGTACTGAACACTGATGGTATTAGGCAACTTGCACTTGATACCAGCCACCTCCGCCTGCAGTGCAGCCAAAGCTGCATTTACTGGTGTGATGACCTGTGCCTGATAAGCCTGCAAAGCCTGTGTCTGATGCTCGTTGGAAATCTGAGCAAGCAGGGCACTGTTCTTCTCTCTCAAAGCATCGAGCTTATCCTGCATTGCCTGTGTCTGCATCTGATCCAACTTAGCCAAGACAGACTGATTGTTAGCATCTGCCTTGTCACGGAGCATCAAAGCGTTGGCATTTGCCGTATCATTGATGGCGTGTGTCTGCTGACAGATAGACAACTTGATGTTGCCGTCCATTGCAGTTATGGCATTGTTGGTCTTGCAGCAGCATTCTGCCAACTGAGTAGCGATGGCATTGTTACCCTGCATGATAGCAGTCAAAATCTGATTAGCATTCATGCCCATCTGATTGCCGAGGTTGCAAATCTGATGACCTAAGCCATTGATTGCAGCCATGACTGCGTCACTTGATGTGTTGAGGGCTGTAGCCAAGCTCTGAACGTCGAAACCATTGCGCTGAACAGCCTGCATGATAACGGCTGTATTGGCATCATTGTTAAGCATTGGCACAACACCGCCCTGTCCGTTGGAACCCATGCAGCGATTACCTCCGAAGAGTCCCATACCATTATTGCCCATAAGGATGAACAACAAAAGGATAGCAAAGATGTCTTCACCCCAACCATTTCCGTTTCCACGGTTGTTCATGAGTGCAATAAGACCTGGGTCAACACCCTGTCTCTGCATGAGTGCAGGAAGCATAGCCAAGATTCCATTAGAGCCTGTGCCGCTTGTGCCGCTCTCTGGATTGAACACGTAAGTTTTACTTTCCATATCCCGAATTTTTAATTTAACCTTAATATTTAACTAACACTATTTGTAACGTTACGTGTGCAAAGTTAGAAAATTGTTTTGAAATAAGCTATAAGGCTATCATAGTTTCCTTTAGTGACTCTAAATCAGTGGTTTATGGTGATAGTAGGTAGACTCATTTTTTATCCTCTTAGAACGGAAGAATTTACTTTGCAAACAAAAAGGGCGACCGCTCATCACGAGTAGTCGCCCTAGTTATCCAAAAATAAATCTTAAAACCTTAATTAAACAACTTTTCTAAGAACATTTCTTTTTCTTCCTTGATATATATAATAAGTACATAACTATGAGTATAAAGCAGAACCAAAACATCTGCCCCGTTTTTAAGAATATCTTCTGCATACTTGACAGAGATTTCTCTTTTATAGAAGGAGCGTTAATCTTATAGAACTGAGAAGTACCAATCTTTGATAATGAGTCACATCTTTCTCTGTAATATATAAAGCTATCTTTGTATGCTTTATATGTACTGATGGTATCGAGTAGCATTCTTCGTTCCTTTTCAAATAAATAGTGACTCTCGTAATGAAAACGATCTTCACCAATCTTATTCCCTTGCGCATCATATCGGGTTGCTGTGCTATCTTTTACATAGCTGCTATCTTTTGTAGCCTTTTCTGTTTCTCGCTTTTGGATATGTTGCCATTGCTCGAAGGCATAAGACAATCGGGTAGTGAAGAGGGAATCGAACTTCTTTTCACTCTGCTTGTCTGTGATGAAGGTTTGTGCAGTTACTGCTCTAGGAGTACTGCACCCTAAGACAGAAACAAGCGCAAGACCTACCACTAGGGTAATGGTTGCCCATTTCCAAAATCTTATATCATACCATTTCATCATTTATTCAATTTTAGATTACCATACGTAATGTAGCTAAGTCTGCGAAGCCACCCTTTAAGAAAACCTTTCTGGTCACCGACTGCAATTCTCTTTAGATAAGCTTTTCTATCCTTCTTGAAGGCTTCGAATAGTCTTTCTCCATTGGATTTATTAATGGCATACAGCGTCTTATTACCGATGATACCATCTGCTGTGATACCTAATACAAGTTGCAGATGTTTTACCGCTTTGCTGACTCCGCTATTATAAGCGAAGTCTACTAGCATATTGGCTACGCTCTGATCCTGTATTTTATCTGCCTTGCAAGCATTCCAATAGTTCTGCTTGAAAACTCGATGAAAGTCTTCCTCAGTAAGGCGTTTTACATCTTCCTCGTTAAGGACACCATCACCATTCTTATCATACCCGACTCTCCTCCAGGTCGCAAGGGTGATGCCGTATTTTGTTGGACCGCCCTTATCTTTCTTGTTATTTGTGTATTTGTCCGTTTCCCAACTGAGGATAAACGGAACGAGTTTACTAGAATCAGCCATGTTTACTTCTCCTCCTCGTTATAATCATTTCTTTGAATAATGCAGCCAAATACAATAATGCTTACTATAATAGCTGCCACCATAATAATCGCTAACATCATATCTTTTCCTCCTTTTCCGTGTAATTTAGATAGTCTGACAAATATGGAATCTTCTCGATAAATTTGAAGCGCATGAGATAATAGAGGAAACTCACTACATACCAAGGAGGGGTACCCTTCTTGAATATCTGTTTCAAGTTCTTCAGAATATTGCATCCGTAGAACCACAATACTAGATACGAGATAAAGGAAACACATTGAACGGAACCTTCCATTTGTCCTTTGAATCGCCCGATTGCATATACTGCTGCACAAAGAACGAAGAACACGGTAGCGTGACCGATGCACACAACTGCTTTCTTCAACTCGAAGTTCTCTCTTTTTGCAATCATGCCACTAAGATAACCGAAAATAAAGTTGAGGGTGAAGACGATCATAAGCGAAGACAACTCGCCTTCAATCGGTTTAAGATAGGCGAGGAGTGCAAGAACTACGCCTACAACAATATCTTTAATTCTATCTGCCATACTATAACTATTTGATGATTAAACAATAACGCTGCAAATATACAACAAAATATTTAATCATCAAATAGATTTCACGAAAAAGTGCAAAACTTTATTTTAACATATAAAAAAGAGAGGCAATCACTTACCTCTCTTACTCAACTTGTAAGGAATACTTACATGTTCAACTATTATTTTCTCTTACTCTTAATGAAGTGCAGTATATCCCACTTCTTAAAATATCGGGTGTGCCCTCGCTTTTTGCATTCTCCGTTCGGAATGTCACCCCTAGCGACCATCCTGTTCAACGTAGCATCAGAAACATGCAGTTTCTCCTTGACTTCCTCGGTAGATAGCATCGGGTTAAGCATATCGGGGATGATGTCGCACAATCTATCTAGGTCATCATCGCTCATTCCGCAAGCGGTGATGACCTCACCATTTCGCTGCTGCTCGTCAGCCTTAAAGCAAGCATCACTCAGCGACTTAAAAGCCGTTCCGAGCATCTTATAATTCAATATCTTTCCCATTATGCACAGATTTTACGTCCTAACTTACTTCGACTGATAAACAAATCCACAAAAGAGTACAGATAGAATATTGCCGTTACCACCATGACCGTATAGCAAGAATCTACCATATCTTTGGTGGTATACCAACTCCATTCCACAATGTGAGCCGCATTGATGCTTGCAAAGTAGAAGAAGGGAATGCGGTATCTCCAACACAAGAAGAAAAATCGGCTTGCTAATATCAAAACCATTGGCAGGACGTACACCATAAAATATATGTAGAGATAGCAAGTTGCATTCTCCGCATAAGGGATGAACATTTCACGAGGATGCTGAGAGAATTCATAAATGCCGTATGCGTGAAAGCACATAAGTGTAATAGGAACGTACTTACAAAACCATCTGAAAAATTTCAGAATCCTTCTGCTATACCGATTACCGTGTCGCATCAGTAAGTCCATAACCTCACTGACATCTTTGTCTTTCAACCACTTTAACAGGTTGTCTTCGTCTTCTTTATTCATAAGCGTTGATTTTAATTAAATGATGGTGCAAAGATACACTCTTTTGCACAAAACCAGCGAAAATGAGAATATTTTTGTGTTAAACTTTATAAAAAGTAACAATCTGAAAGTAGATGGCTGCAAAAATAGCGTTAGAACGGTTTCCTTACCAAATTCTAACGCTATTAGTGTTTATCCTATCACAACCTCAAGGCTCTCCATATCAGCGAACTTCAAGCCGCAATCTTTCGCTGCCTTGAACAGCTCCTTCTCGTCAACGTCCTCGATGGCTACCTCTACCTCGGCATTGGCAAGGTCTGAGAAGTACTTCTCTGTCTTCTGCTTCTGATTGAAGAAGTACTCATTGACCTCAGCGAACTTGGCTGAATCGTCCTTGGTGTATTCGTAGCCCTCATTGGCGTGCTTCTGCTCTAGCTGCTGGCACTCCTGAAGCTTGCACTGCATCTCCTCGAACTTATCGTCCTTCAAGCTCTGCTGCGCTTCCTCCACATCCTTGTCGTAGGTATCGGCTACTTGGCGCAGTGCCTTCATATTCTTCCAAACTCGCATAGCGGCATCATCGCTCATTGATGATGTCTTCAATGCCTTCAATGTCTTGTAGGCTGCAACAGCCTCGAATGTCTTAATCTTTTTCATAATTGTTTCTTTATTTATATGTTATACAATATTCTTCTCCAGATTGCCATAGCAGAATACCTTTCCTATTAACAGTGCAAAGTTAAGAAAATAATTCCGAATAGCAATGCAGGAGGAGCAAAATTCACGAATTTAAAATTAACTTCCCCATGTTGGATAATCACTTAGATTTCATTAGTATTTGCAATACTTACAAGAGCAGGATTTTTCTCTAGTTCTTTAAGGAAATCATTAATAGCAGTACTAACAGCAGCAACATTACCATTCTCAATGTTGTTATAATTAACATTAAGATTATTACTTCCGTAATAACTAAAGCTAGCTAGTTGATTACCAGTACTATTATTTACACTACCACTATCTACACCTTCGATAGTGTCATTGTTACGAACTCGAACATTAGCATTGATACTAAGTTCATTTACAGTAGCTTCTACATTAGAAGTCATACTTACAATTTTAGTTACTTTAATTTCCATTGTGTTTAAATTTTAATTATAATATTAATATTATGATTTATATATTGGTAAAGTATGCATTCCACTAACTTCTCCAACAAATTTAAAATCAAATGCTTCATAATAAGTATCATGGTCTCTTCTATCAGAATCTAAAGTTAAAGCTATATTCCAATTATTAATTTTATATTGAGGATAGTCTTCTATCTTATTTACAATAGGTATCTGTGTTGTAGGAAAACCACCATATTCATTTTCTGCATCTTCTTTTGTAGCATAAGCAGTTAATATTACATTTTCTGTACTTACTTTTAAATAACGTTTTGGAGCATAAACATTTATATCAGTTGCTACAGGTATTGACAGATTATTTAATTCAGTTTGACCAAATGAACTTATATTAGCTCGTAAATTTACTAACGAAGTAGTACCAAAATCTAACGTAAAACTAAATTCTATATATTTATCTGCTGATACAATATATCCATTATTACCATCTATATAATAATGTCCTCCATAATACGTATTAACAGTAAAATTAGTAACTTTTACTTCTACTGTAGTATAATATGTAGGTTTTCCTTTAGTACTTATAGTAACTTTATTAAATAGATAGCCAGAAATATCTATAGTTTGTCCAGTAACATCATTATTTATAGGACAAGGTGTTACAGATGTATAAAAATAATTATCATCAACTCCACCAACAGGACATAATAGTCCTGCTATATAAATTTCATCATTAACTTCACTTTTAAAACCTAAACTATTACTACCATTGTTACTATTAATGGATTGATTTTTAAAATTAACAATAAACTCACTATCAGGTATTTCATCATTATAACTAACAGAAGCATTATTTATAGGAACAGTACCTGAAAGATATTTCATACGTTTTTTGGTTTTATTATATATACATACAGCAGGATACCATTCTTTATTAAAAGCAGATAATAAAGCTAGTATATCTTCAAAAGATATAGTATTCTTTGAATTTATAGGTTCATATCCAAAATAAAATCTTAAATAATAAGTTTGGTCTAAATATATAGTATCTCGTATACCAGTAGAAAAACGTATAGGGTCTTGATAACTATAATCTTCGGTATTATAACCAATAAAATCACTAAGTCTATAGGGAGATTGACTAGTTCCAAAAGGCATATTATAATTCCATGCACCTTTAATACTTAATTCTTCAAATGAACTTACTGTATTAATAGTGTATACTTGGTCACTTAAACTATTATTACCTAACCACCAACCTCTACTTGAAGAACTCCAACTTTGTTTATCTGAATTTAAAGTATCTGTAACAAAAGGTTTATTATAAAGATTGACAGGTTTATATTTAGAATATGGATTTAAATTCACACTCTTACAAAGAGTAGCAAGGTCATTGCTACTCTCTCCAAGAACTTGTTTAACATCATCAATGCTAACAGGAGCACTAATAATTCCGGTTTCACTATTGTAAGACATAATCTTTATTTTTTTAATATTCAACTTCAGTTCCTTATTCTGTTACAACTTCTTTAGTAACAACTCGCTCTACTGTTCTTTGAACACTTTCGCAAGCCATAACATAAATCGTTCCATACGCTTAATCTTTAGAACTTAAAACACTAGGCAAGGCAGCTCTATAAGAGCCACCCTGCGTTAATGCTCACGATACTTACTCTGCTGCCTCGCTTGCCATATTAGCAGCGATAGCGGAATTAACCTCCTTAATCAATGCTGATACCTCACTGAGCTTGCTCTGCGGAACACCGCTGATGTTGTAGGTCAGCTCGCTGCCGTTGGAGCTTGCGTTCGCATTGCCGAGATAATTACCATTTGGGTCACCATAGATACTCATATTGATGCTCTCAATGTTTCCACCCGTCTTGTCAACATTGTAGGTGATTTCTACTCGATAGCCGCCCTTGGTGTAAGTGGCAGCTGTCTGTTCACTTTTCTTGTTAATCTTTAAATTCTCCATTTTCTAATCTAATTTAATGAATTAATATTCTTGTTATCTAATCTCTTCTTGTTGCAGTCTTCCTTATCTCCGCTCAATCGCTGAACCTCTGATTCGAGGAAGACCACCCGAGCCTTCAACCTGCTGACCTCATCGCCCACCTGCTCGATAGCACCAAATGCCGTTGCAATCAGCTTCGGAGACCAGTAGTTAATCTTGTAGTAGCCCTTCTCGTCCGTCTCAACGATGTCCTTTAAGTGAGGGTTGCACAAGACGTGCTGGGCAATCCAACCGATAGACCTTGTGTTGTCCTTCTTCCAAGCAAAGCCGAATGTGCCACCCATTGCCTTGATGATGCCCAAGTAGTCCAGCTTCCGCAAATCCTGCTTCAAGCGGATGTCAGAAGATTGATAAGCTGTAACTCCACCTTTAGCAAGAATACTATTAGGGAAGTAAGTATTCATATTATAATCAAAGTTATATATATGACCTGTATGCCCCATAAATCTATCAGTAGGAAATGAATACTTAGTAAAAGCAAATATTCGTATTTTATTTATTGAAGCATTTCGTAATGCAGTAGTATTTTGGTCATGTTTAAATCTAAAACGAATATATCTTCTATCATCATTTCCTACACCATAAGCCGTATTACCATTAGATAGATTTATATAATTAAACTGGTTCCATCCGGTCATATATTTAATATAAGTATTGACTATAACACCTTTACTATTTAAATATTCTACAGTACAAGTAACACCAACACCTTGTCCTATATCAACACAAGCAAAATATACTTGAGAATAACAAGAGTTAGGAATTTCAAACGAAAACATTAATTCGTTCTTTTTTATTTGAGCTAACTTTTCAGCATCAGTATTACCAGTAATAACATTGTTACCTAAGTAAATACTATCAACACCTGCAACATTCGCATACGTCTTAAATTTAACATCATTTGACATATTATAATTAGTCCAATTTCTACCGTTATCATTAGTATAAACTATAGAAAGATTATCGACTGGTATACTATCAGTAATAGCAGTAATTCCAGAACATAAAGCATCAGCTGAAACATAACAACGCGCTCCTTTCTTATTAACGTCATAATCTGTAGGTAATATACCTTTATTATTTATTAAACCGTTAACTGATAAATTACCAGCAATAAGAGCATTTTTACTAACACTAATACTATCACAACTAATAACATCATTAACAGTAAGACTTTTAAACGTAGCACTACCTAATTGTGATATGTTCCAATAACTACTATTTACTTGACTACACATGTTTTGAACATAAACCCAACCAGAATTATTAGCATTACCTAAATATAAATCACCACCACTACCTCCAATTCTAGCTCCACTATCAGGAGTTATAGTTGTAATACCTGGAAATTTCAGTGTACCATTACTTCTTTTATTAGAATAATAATTAAATACAGTTCCATCGGCTATACCTAAATATATAGCATTAGCAACAGTATCATATTTAAGACCAGCCCAATCACTATACTCCCAGTTGGTTGCTCCAAAACGAATAGCAGCACCAGTATTAAATACTACTTGGTCTTTTATAGCTGATATACGAGCATGAGTATTTACATTATTATTTAATATTATAGCTCCGTTTCCAGAATCACTATTATTTATGTATATTGTTCCATTAACATTACCAGTACCATCAAAACTTTGACCCCAAATAGTTCTAGGAGTTTGAAGTTTAGTTGCAGAAGTAGCAACGTTATTACTAACAGAAATAACTTTATCTGGTAAACTTGTAAGATTTGTACCTTTATGTTCGAAGACAAGATTACCATTATTACCTTTTAATGTTATTCCATAAGAACCTCCATTCCAAGCTCCTGATTCATAATACACATCATAATAATTATAGTTAGATGATTGTACTGTAGGTAAAACCCAAAGATTACAAGTTCTACCACTTACAACTTTCTTTACTATTGAAATTGAAGTTCCTCCATTATTATAAGGATGTTCTGCTGTAGAAATTCTAATTTCTATTTTAGCACTATGATAACGTGTTCTAATATCTATTTCACAATCAAGTGTAGAATTACGAGTTGAATTTGCTATTCTAAACAAATGAATATAATTATAAGGTGCAGTACCTGATGTAGAAAATCCATGTCTACCTACTATTCTAGTAAAAGCAGATGCATGTTCACCATCAACAGTATCTGCATTTCCAGCACTACTAGCATAATTAACACTAATGTTCGATATGCTTTTGGTAGTTCCACCAACTGTTATACTAATTCCCTTATCAGAATTAGATAGAGCAGTAAGAAGACCGTTAGCATGAATACCATCTAATTTATCAGAGTTACCTACAGAAACATTAGCAGGTTTTATAGCTCTAAGAGCTGAACCGTTAGCTTCCCAAGCTGCTAAATAAGTTGTAGAAGTTAATTCGCCCGCCCAAGTAACATGAACACCATCAACCTTGTCAGCATTTGTAGCATAAGCACAACTTCCACTAGAAGTAATATAACCAGTATCATTAGTAAGTTGACTTACTTTTGTAGGTATTTCACTCTTCTTAGCGTAATCTGCTAAACTTTGATGAGAAGTAAGATAAGTTCCTAAATCTACAGCAGTTCCACCACTAGCTGCAATAGTTTTAGTAACACCGTTAATCTTAACACTATGTGTATGACTAGTTGCCGACTTACCACTAAGAAGTGAATCTACACTACTTTTGGTATAATAGTTAGCAAGACTTTGGTGAGAAGTTAAAAATGTAGCACCTTTAGTAAATGTAATACCCTTTCCGCTTTTAGATACAGACGTGATAGCATTACCGCTTCCACTTGTTGTTATTGCATTTACATAACCATCGAGCGATTGGTGTGCGGTAAGGTAATTTCCCTTTGGCTGATACAAGCTGGCAGCGTCAGTCCTAGTAAGGTAGCTCGCAAGGCTCTGATGCGAAGTCAAAAACGTTGTTCCCTTTGTCACGATGATAGTCGTTCCGCTCTTACTGATGGCTGTCACTGCGTTTCCACTACCGCTAACGCTAACGTTCATAGCCGAGCCTCCTTCTAGGCTAGAGATACGAGAATCAAGAGCCTTGATGGAGTAGGCAGAGGCAATCTCACTCAGCGATTCTGATGTAAGCTTCAAGGCATCTGCATAGCTCTTCACACTACCATTCAACCCACCACCACCTGACGAGCCACTACCTTCACCATAGGCGGTAATGCCACCAGTAGCATAGAAGTTAGCTGCGGTTGTACCATCAGACTTAACTACTTTAATGGCAGTATTAGCTTTATCATAAACTAATCTGACATCACCAATTTGCACATAAACACCATCAGTATTAGCAATAGTTATACTGCCATTTACATCAGCATTACCATTCACGCTATTGCCCCAAAGCTTTCTTGTTGTTCCCCAATAAGAAGTTACTATGTTGGCAGTACCATTAAACGATGTTCCGTTTATAGTTCTAGAAATCTGTAACTTAGTAGCACTTCCAGCATTACCGCTAATACTAGCAGAAGCTGTAATGAACCCTGCTCCATTAGTAAGCTGATTAGTATTGTTTGGAATACTAATAGACTTTGCAGCAGAACCATTATAAGAACCACTACTGTAACCGCTCCAAGAAAGAGCATTAGCAACTTTTGATGCAGATGCTACATTGTCAGTAACTCTAGCAAGTCTTACCCAAGGAGCAGCCCAAGCAGCATCATTACTTATCTTGCCTCCATCTCTAGAACGGACATAAACTTCAGTAGTGCCAGCTTTTATAGCAAACTGAGTTTGCCACATATTAGGAGAAGTTGCCGTATTATTACTATTAGTATAAGACAGATTAATATAATGATGCCAACCAGTTTGTCCATTAGGATTAACATAAGCGTTCAACGTTTGATAGTTAGCAGTAGAACTAGCATAAGGTGCTGCAATATTAGACATACCCATACTATTCCCGTGTGTTGCAATATCGTTAAAATTGTTTCCAACACCACTAGGAAAAGCTCTTACTAAATTCAGTGCTTTAGAAGTTCCACCAATACTAATAGTAACCTTGTTTGCAACATCAGAAATACTGAAACCAGTAAACAAACCACTAGCGTGATAATTATCTACCATATCTGCGTTATGAGCAGTAGCTTCATTTTTAACCCAATTCTGAGTTGCATAAGCTGCGAGACTTTGATGTGTTGTGAGATAAGTTCCCAAATCTATAGCATCTCCACCACTAGCCGAAATGGTTTTAGTGATACCGTTAATCTTTACACTATGTGTATGAGTAGTAGCAGACTTACCATTAAGAAGAGAATCTACACTACTCTTGGTGTAATAATTACTTAAACTCTGATGCGAGGTGAGATATGTAGCACCCTTCGTGAAGGTGATGGTCTTGCCGCTCTTTGTAACGGCAGTAACGGCATTTCCACTTCCGCTAACTGCTATCGCATTCACGTAACCACCGAGAGACTGATGAGCCGTGAGGAACGTACCCTTCGTGAAAGTAATCACACCAGTGCTTGCGTCATAGGTTGCACCAGTGAGGGCATTGCCGCCAGTTGGCACAGACACGCTGATACTAGGAACAGCACTTGCCACATTCTGAATCTCCGAATAGAGCTTTGCTACTGAGTATGCAGAAGCAATCTCTGAAAGGTTTTCCGTAGTAAGCCTGATAGCATCAGCATAAGCCTTTACAGAGCCGTTGAGACCACCGCCACTTGATGATGATGTTCCCACACCATAGGCAGAAACACCACCACTTGTGTAGAGGTTAGCCACCTCTTCGGTCGTAGTATTCGTAATCTTCAGCGCCTTATTAGCTGCATCATACTCCAACTTGATGTTACCGATGGAGATATACTTTCCACTAGGCACGATGATGCTTCCATTGATGTCAGCAGTGCCATTGAACGAATTTCCCCACAATTTGCGAGCATTAGTAAGCTGGAGAGCCTTCTTCGCTGAACCGTTTGTGAAGTAGCCCTGCAAGGTGGTGATACTCGTCTTGTTGGTGGATATGCCCGAAGCGTTCACCCCTTCTGCCTTTTTTGCTCTTGTTACCTCGTCAGATATAGACTTATTGATTCCATCAACGATACCACTTAAAGTGTCTGTCTGCGCAATATTTGCGAGGAAGCTAACCACCTCGTTCCACTTATTGATAATGCCGTCCGCAGTCTCTTCGTCAGTAGTCATAAGTGCATACCAACCATAAGCGCTATCCCAATGACTTACTTTTGTCGATGAAATACCGTCCAATACAGACTTATTGCTATGAGTATGCTTTGCTGATACCGCACCATCCCAAGCTGTCTGCTTTGCAGTAGTAGGAATAGAGTAACCCGAGGCAAGACTAATGGCAAACGTACCGCTTGTTGTGATAGTCTTTGTTGCACAAGTCAAACCAGTAGGAAGAGTAAGTGCTACAGATGTAACAGTACCCTTGTTTGTGGTATAGCCCTTTGCATCAATCTCCGCTTTGGTATAATAGCTTGCGAGAGACTGATGGGCAGTCAGATACCCAGCATCGTTGGTAAGCTGGCTTACCTTCGTGATGCGGTCAGTGATTTCTGACCACTTGTGGGTATGCGCACTAGGTGCGAATGTTGATGGTTTACCCGTAATGTTATTCCAAGAGAGATTCAGACCGCCAAGTTCTGTGGCTATGTTGTCAATTCGGCTGCTGAGAGCCTTGACAGCATAGGCATTAGGAATACTAGTCAAGTCTGCATCCGTATAGCTTCCCTCTATGATTCTCGCATAGCTGATTACGCTTGCATTCAATCCGCCACCGCCTGCGCCACTACTTGCTGCTCCGTATGCTGTGATGCCGCCTGTGGCATAGAGATTACCATCAATCTTGATAGCCTTGTTGGTTGCATCATATGTGAGCTTAATGCCATGGAAGGAGATTGCACCCTCGAAGGTAGCATCGCCCGATACACCAAGTTTAGAGAATGGTGCGTTTGGCTTCAGTGATACAAGGTCGGCAACGCTCGTTCCTGCACTTCCTTCCTTCCAGGTCGGCTCGAAGAAGATGAGGTATGCGCCAAGATTCTTTTCGCTGATGATAAACGATGTAGGGTCTGCGTGAACCTTTCCGCTCACGTCCCACCAGATAACACCATTGGCAAGATAACCAGAGCCATCGAAGCGGATGAGGGAGGTTGCAGGGGTAAGATTTCCACTATTATAGTCCTTATCCACCATCTGACCGCCCCACCATGTTGCGATACTCTTCTTTCCTCTATTCGGGTCTATTGCTCCGTTGATACCGCTCTGAACGTTTCCGTCTCCGTCTCTCAGCGCAAGGAGCGTTGTCATTACAAGACCACCGTCAATATCTGTAGTCTGACCGAGCGCATCCTTGAGATACTTGTAACCTGCGAGGTCTGTGATATTCTGCTTCAAGTCACCATATATCTTCCTAGTGATATAGGAGTTTGCCAAGCCAAGTTTGTCATAGAATGCGCTGTATGCGGACTGAAAGTTAGTGAACTTCGTTCCCACGGCTGAGACGATAGCAGCCTTGCCGTCGGTATCAGTCTCATTGTATCTTTTAGATATATCTGAAAGAAACTTGATGAGTTCCGTTTTGGCACTCGTGAGGGTAGCAAAAGCGGTGTTGAGGTCAGTGAGTTCCTTGGTGTCCTTCAGTACCTCTGCATCCTTCACCTCATTATACGACTTCTGTGCAGCCGCAAAATCATCCTCAAGTCGCTTAGAATCCTGCGCCATTGCCGCAATCTCGGAAGGCTCTAGGTAGCCATCGGTAACATAATTATCGAATTCCTTCTTATTATCAGTGACCGTATTTCCGAGGTTTTTAATGTCCGTCTGTGCGGTCTGTGCCGCCTTCTGAGCATCTTCTGCTGCCTTTTTGGCTGCGTTGGCAACGGTATCATCGGTGTATTTAGATGCTTTAATCCAATCACCGATGGCGAACTGAGAACCTGCCGCTTTGTTGGTCTGACAGCGCAATACCTCATTCTTGTAGGTACTGCCGTCAGAAGGATAAGTGGCATTAACCCATATATCGCCAACCTGATAAGGTGTCGTAGGCTGAACGCTGAACACCTTCATTTTCCCGTTTGCGGTCTCCTGTGCCATTCTTGCATCGGAAAGGGCTTTGGCGATGTCGGTATCTGTAATGAGAGTCCACTTATAGGTGTTGCTATCCTTGGCAAAGCGGTATGCCTTGCCCGTCTTGTTGTTGTAGTAAAGGTCGCCAAGATGGATTTCTTTATCCTTATCGGTCTTCCAACTGATGGCTGGGGCATTCTCCAAGGTAGGCACACCATCATAGAACCACGTTTCGATAGCACCATCCACCTGATTCTGCAATTCGGCAATCTTATTGAAATACTGAGACAATTCCTTGCCATCCACAGTGGATTTAGCGGAAATCTTACCCTTAACAGACAATTGTTTAGTGCTGCTATCATATCTGATATAAGAGCTGCCCTCATAGCCATTCTCCTTTGTAGGTCTATCGCCTACATACATATCACCATAGACGTTGAAGAATGCCTTGTTATTCTGCTTATTCACACCATATTCCACGTACTCCCTATTGGCAAAGGAATAGCTGTTGATGCCGTGATAGAGGCTGATGGATGGCGAATAGGTATCTACCGCCGAGAAGATAAGGCAGTTCTGACGTTCTACATCGGTTCTATTACCGCACTGATTGAGCACATCACCTTTAGCAGGTACGTCGCTTGCCGTAGCGCAATCGGTATCAGAGAGGTCGATATAATGATACTTCTTTCCTTCCAGCTCTACAGGGTCTTCATCACGACCGATTACCAATCGCCAATAGAAGTGATTGCCAGCCTTGTGATAAGTGCCCTTGCGAACATTGAATGATTCCGAGCGCACTTGGTCGTTAACCGCGAAGTCGTTATCTACCTCATCACCATCCTGCTCTGCTAAGAAATAGCAACGATAAGCCTTCTGTGACACATTATTGTATGTCACAGTAACTTCTTCTACCTTATGAGCCACCACGCCGCCAGCAGGAGAGATTATCTCCTTACCACCGATGGTGGATGTTTTATTGATGACCAGCTCCTCGAAGATAGCCTTCATTCTTACCTCCAAGTAATCTGTGATGAGGTGCGAACGACCTTCTGCGTCTGGAATCCATGAGCCTCCGTTCTCATTGTTGGAGTTACCGACATGCAACCCACTAAAGAACTTCTGCACCTTTTCCCAAGTGATTGTGCCCTTTGCGGTGTTATCCTGCAGCCTAGATACAAACTCCATCCTAGAACGTCTAGCAGAATAAACGTTACTATCGGATGCAGGAGTGGTATCGTTCATGCCAATTACATAGACACCTCCACCATTACCGCTTCCTGTGCCGCCTATCTGCATTCCATTCACCTTGATGGAATCAACCTTGTCTTCCAACTTACCCAACCGGCTAGTAGCTGCCTTCTCGCCAACCGTGTACTGAGGGTGGTCGTAAGGGATATCCAAAGGTATCTCCATGCCAATGATACGAGAGTTTCGGTAGTGCTTGCCATCCGCATCCACCTGCGCAAACATATCATTAATCAGCTTTACCTGTTCACCGAGAGGATGGTAATCGTATATTCCATCATTGTAGAACTTGTCGCCATCCATCGTGCAGGTGAAGTTTGAATTGCTGATCATGGTCTTCTGATAGTACTGCTTCGCTCTATCGAACAGAGATAATTGAGCAGTAGGGATGAGGTCCGTATCTGTAATCTTGGTTGCGTCCCAATTGAACAGGAAGAACCTATCACCTTCCTTCGGACACATGACACTATCGGGGAGTGTTCTTCCGTAGGTGTCGTTAGCCACTATCTCAAAGAAGTTCTCCTTGTCGATAATCTTGAAACTTACATCGAACTCCATGCCCATGAGAGCACCACTAGTGAACTTGATACCTAGAGTGAGGTTGCTCTTTATCCAGCTAGCTTCAAAGCTTTCAGCGAAGGAGTCCGTTGAACCAATCTGCCAAAACGTCTGTGTAGTCTTAGTTCCATCATCGTTATCAACAGTGCTATCGTAGGTTTTGATTCTGCTGACCCTGCATTCAACCTTCGGGTATTCGTCCTCGAACATCACGACACCTTCGATAGCCTGCTTGTCGTTCTTCACGACATTCACGTTCTCCAGGTAGCCATCCTTTGCGTAGAAACCATCACTATCCACTTCCTTGTTAGGGAGCATGAGGTAATCGGTAGCTACGCCATCGGTAGTGACGTCCGCATCGGCACCAGTGAAATATCCTTTCGGAATATTTCTGTCTGAGCCGAATGCGTACAGTCTCGTAATATAAGTTGACTTAGATTCCGAATAGGACATAGACAGAACATTAACATCCTGTTCGAATGTTGTCTGCCCTTCCATTTCGCAATATCCAAGGTATATAATAGAGCCATCTATCCACCACTCGCAGTTGAGTGCGTCTTCAGAACAGATGGCGTTGAGAGCATCGAGAATGCTGATAGAGCCGTACTCGATCAAGAATCTCTTCTGAACATCGAAAGCCTTGTTGTTGTACGTAGTGTAGTCAACAGAGAAATCCTTGCCATTATACGTAAGACCTAGTGCCTTTAGGTTGCCGAGTATAACGTTCATGTGTACGCCTACCGTTGTGGTGAGGTTGAAGGAGGTCTCGTTGGCTCCGTGCTGAGGGCGATACTTGCAAATCTTATTCTTCCAAGACATATAGTAGGCATCCATCTGCATTTCGTAGTCGTAGCCATCACTATCATTGTGCTTAGGGAAGTATGATGATGTAAGCTCAAAGTAGCCGAAGTCGGGAATCTCCACGGAATCAAGTCGGGAATCTCCACGGAATCACCAATCTCGAAATAGACTGGCGTTGCCGTAGTGAACTTCAAGATGATGTAGTGGTGGTCCATAAGCTGATATGACAGCTTAGAACCCTCACCGAAGTCCTCTAGTGTGAAGAATACCTTGTTATTTCTCTTTATCTGAATCATAGCTTGTGTATTTACTTGTTTTACCTCTGTCACTAGGGTCTGGCTCGTTGAGCTTTAGGCTGAACTTTGCCATTTCCCGAATGCACTGACTAAACTGAGTGCAGGAGAGATAGATGCACCGATACCACACATTAGGCTGGAATCGGGTGCGGATAACCAACTCTCCCTTGGCAAGAACCTCCTCGCAGAACCTAGCATAGTTCGTCAAGAACGTATCTGAGTCCTTGGCGGTCATATTGAACGGCAGCGTTATCTCCCTCTCATCCAATCTAGGATTGTGCTTGATAACCGACTTTCCGTCCTTTGAGCGATACTTGTTGCTGATGAACTCCTTGTTTGGTGCAGGGGTCATGAGCGTGCTGAGGGCGGTTTCGTCTAGGAAGATGCCCCATGTAAGGTAGGCATCATTACCATTTATGTAAAGTTGTCCTTTAAGCATAACTATTTAATCATTAAATAACCTCGTAGGCTTCGCTGAGAGCCGCTTTTGCTATTGTTGAGTATAGTTGTAAGGGCTGACAAGCGAAAAGCCTATAGAGGTCAAATATCCTTTAATCTTCTGACCATATCATCCATCTTTGTTCCGAAGTCATTATAAGTGAGCTTTGAATACTTCACTATGTCTTCGAGGTAGCTGTTTGTCATAATCATCATATTTCTAATCTCCAATACCGCGCCATTGGTTGAGATTCCGAGGGTAACGATGCTTTCCATCTGCGAAATGGTGGTAGTCATGTTCTGAGCGATGGACTCTCCTGCAATCTGCAGGGCGGTGAAGCGACCATTCAGCTCGTCTGCGGTATCTTGCCCCATAGATGCCCATCCTCCGCTTGTTGCGGTCTGTGATGAGGATGAGGAACCAGTGTAGCCTGTTACCTTTGCCCACTCGTCGCGTCTCTTCAGACCTTCCTGGACTATATCATCGTAACGCTTGTTGAATGCGTCTATGTCGATTTTCGATGAATCTCCATTTGCAGCATCTATTGCATCTGCCCAATCCTCATAGAGTTTTTTCAATTTCCCATTCATGAGGTCTTCCATCGAGTAGGAGAGAAGAGCTTTCTGCATCATTTCTGCGAAATCATCAGAGAAGTCCTGCGCAGACTTACTCATATCCATGAGGTTACTGATGAAGTTATCCTTCATGCTATCAAAGGAAATCTGAGTAATTGACTCGCGCCATTGCTCAGTCAGCTCATCAAGATTACCTGCAAGGTCCGCATAGTCTTCGAGTTTGTCAAGAACCGACTCTCCGTAAGCAGAACGTCCCTTGTAGTGCTTACCTGTTCCTCTGATCTTGTCAACCAAATCTTGGTATGAAAGCAACTTCTTCATTTCCTCTGGTGTGAGGGTGGTAATATCACCATTGAAGTCACTCTTCACATTCTGTCTGATTTTAGCCAACTGCTCATTACTGAACCCGCTCCAATAAGAGCTCCAAGAATGGTGAGAGCCATGATAACTCATCTGCTGCTTCGCAATCTCCATGACGTTGTGGTTATAGGTCTCCTGCTGCCGCTTGGCTTCCTTGTAAGCATTGGTGGACTCCTTACCATACGTACCTGTCATGGTGTCTTTCAGCTTGTCGATGGACTTCTGTAATCTCTCGTTGGAAGAAGTGAGGTTGTTAATAGCTTCCTGTACTTTCTTTGAATTTCCGTCTCCACCAAACAGACTATTAAAGCCACCGAATGAAAGCGTGTTGAGGATATGAGAAACGTTGTTCCCGATACTCTTCAATGGCTTCATAACGATGTCACCCGATAAAGCATCATCGAGGATGCCCGTTACTGCGCCAAAGACCGTGTCCATGAGGTTGCTGATTAGTGTTCCGAAGCCATCTTTCAGAATATCGAGGATGCCGAGTATTGCGGAGATTATTTCACCTGCCATACCGCTATCCCCTAAAGCTTTCGTCAGAGATTTGGCTGCGTCACTATCTTTACCGAGCAACCCTTGGATGCCCTTTGCAAGTGTGTTGGCAACGTCCTTCTGCATAGAGCCGCCGAAAAGCTTGTCAAGCCCTAGGATAGAGTTTCCTATGCCTTTGAGTGACCCCGATGTAAGACCCTGCAAACCATTTTCTAGCTGCTGGAACTGAGAAACTGCCTTCTGTGCAGATGTCTGCAAGTCTGATGATGCCTTCTGAACTGATGACCCGAACTCCAAAACGTTGTTAGATGCGGTAGCAAGTACGCCCTGCGCTCTAGAGAGGTCGGCTTCAGCCTTGCTGATACTTGTCTTGTCACCGCTCTTCTTAGCCTTGGCAAGGTCTTCCTGCGCCTTGGTGACAGCTTTCGTGGCTTCAATCTCTCGCTCCTGTGCATCAATATAGCCCTGCATGGCTGACTGATAGGAGTTGATATCGTCAGAGACTTTCTTGAAGATGTCGCTATCCCAGATGGTGGCAGAACCTTGTAGCTTGGAGATAAGTTCCTGTATAGTCTTCTGCTCATTAACATCTGTTGTGCTCTTGGAGAGCTCTTGCAGCTTCTCAATGGTAGGCTCCAGTTGGTCCTTGAACATAGCACCGAAGTCTCCGAAGACGCTTCCCCAATCGATGTTCTGTCTGATGGCATTTATCTCGATGGTTTGGAGGTCCTTCTTTCTCTGCTGCTGAAGGGAGAGCTTTTCGCCCTGTGTCTGAGCCTTTGCAATCTTCTCCTCGTACTCCTCGGCAATGGCTTGCTTCTGCTGATAGAGTGAGCCATACTCCTTCAAGTAGTCACGCATAGAGGTGAGGGCTTCCCTGTTGACCTCATCAAGCTTCTTGTTATACTCTTGGGTAGCGAGGTCTCTTGCCTTATTGAGGGCATTGGACTGAGCAGAGGTAAGGGTTACTTTCTTGCCAGCTTCCTTGTTTTTCTTCTTGAACTCTGCTTCCTGCTTGTCAATCTCGGCTTTGCGCTTGGCATAGTCGTTCTTGATTTCAGCAATCTTCTTCTCCGTGCCTTCCTGCATCTGAGATATATCGGTGTCGATATTATCCTGCTGCAACTGCTTCAAGTCTTCATTCAATTCCTCCTGGGCCTTCTTCCGGTCTTCTGCTAGCTTCTTAGCATCGGCAGCGGCTTTCTTGGCTTTGGAAGCGTTCTTCTTGGCATTGGCTTCTGCCTCTTCCTTCTCACGCCGCTTCTTCTTAGCATTGTCATCTGCCTTGGTCTGCTTGGTGTTCGCCGCATTGGTATAATCCCATCCTCGCTGGGCAATATCGTTTGTTGACATCCATTTACCATTGACTAGCGCACCAGACTTCTTGTTATTTGCAAGGTCGCGTGCCAAAGCAGAGAAGTATTTACCTAAGCGTCCCAGTTCCGGAATATTCATGTTCTGCATCCACGATGGTATCTTGGCATCGAAGTTGACGTGGAAATTGATGTTGTTCTCGGAATAGTTCTGCATGAACTCCTTGACACGGTTGTAGAGAACGTGTACATCCTCACCGGCACCCTGGAGTTGCTTCTGCAAAGCATTTATCCTGTTCTTGGTTGAGGTAGCCTTATTACCGAAATCTTCAGTAGCATCTGCAGCCTTGTTGATATTATCTGCCTCCTCGGTATGCAGCTTCTTTGCAGCTCGAAGTTCATAGAGATAACCAATCAATGCCTTCCTGGCATCGCTTGTCTTGTCTCCTGTAAAACCGAAAGCATTAGCAAGCTTTTCAGATTCGGATATCAAAGAAGCCTCCAGCTGATTGTATTGCTTCAGATAGGTCTGATACTCCTTGGAGTGCTCATTCAAGCCAGCCATCTTCTGTGTTAGGTCATCAAACTGCTTGATAACTGAGTCAGATACAATGTTCTGTATGCCGACGGCTATACCGCTGCTAAAGGTTCCATAATCCTTCAACTTACCCAAAAGGGCTTGCTGAGCGCTATCAACACGGTTATTGTAGTCTTCATTAGCCTTGGAGATTGCATTGGCTCTGTTGCGCTCTGTAGCCTCCAGCTTGATTTGCTCGACGAGTTCTTTAGATTTATCTATCTCCTGCTGCTTAACATCCACAAGGTTGCTCTCGTCTTCCTTGATCTTGTCAATAGCAATCCCGTAGTTGTCATAGATGTTTGACAGCTCCTTGATGGTGTCCTTGTAAACCTTGGATCCTTCCTTTGCAGTCTTCAGAATGGAGATTAGCGACTCGACCTTGCTTGATGCTTCATTTGCACTCTCGGTAAACTTGGAAGTCTTGGTAGCGGCATCTTCAGCACTATTGCCGAATAGATTGAACATCGTGACTCCAGCTACTACTGCACCAAGAACCAGACCGAGAACATTTGAAGAAGAGACCAAATTGAACAGAGCCATGGCATCCTTGGCGGTTGTGATAGACTTCGCTAAAGACAAGAATGCTTTCGCACTCTCCCAAGCTACCTGTGCCTTAGATATTGCTATCATTGTTATCACCGCAGCCTTGTATGCTCCATACGCTGCAACGACAGTCATAAGCACCTTGCCTACCGTCTCCCAATTCTCAACGAGGGTGGAAACGACTCCCAATCCGGTATTGATAACACCCTCCTGGGATTTGCCGAGGTCATTGAACATCTGCTCGATGGCATCCTCAATGTTGCTTATCTGACCTGTAATAGTCTTGGACTGAGCCTCCATCAAGCCACCGAACTTGCTACCCTCGGCGGTCATACTCTGCATTGCCTGGATGAAGATGTCGCTGGTAACCTTGCCTGCCTTGATTTGCTTCTGTACCTCCTTGATGGCATTGGTAACGTCAAGACCCATAACCTTGGCTATCTCATCTGCGATAGGAATACCTCGGTTGAGGAACTGGTACAAGTCCATCGTGTCCATCTTGCCCTTGGCGATGGTGGTGCCGTAAAGCATCACGAGGTCTTTAAGGTTTAGACCCATACCTGCTGCAACGTCTCCCAATCCGATAAGCGTCTTGTTTACATCCTCGGCTGCTACGTTGAACGCAAGGAGCTGCTTGGCTCCCTCTGTAACGTCTTCAACCCCGAAAGGTGTGACGGCTGCCGTGCGGATCAACTGCTTCATGAGAGCATCGGCTTTCTCCTCAGACTGCAACATTGTCTTGAATGCCATTTCTGTCTGCTGGAACTGACCGCGGACCTGCATCATCTGATTGACGAACTTGCCAATGCTCCAACCGCCAATGGCAATGTTCATACTGTTCTGTATATTCGAGATTACATCGTCAATAGACTTTCCGTCCTTCTCAACCCTCTCAGCAGTCTGATGAACTGCGTTCTGAATGTCTCGAAAACCGGAAACGACCTTGGCTGTCTCGACTATTGTATCGAATTTAATGCTTGGCATAATGTTCTATTTTTCCTTGAATTTATACTCTGTTATAAAGAATCGCCGGGGAAACACCAAATGTGAGTGTTCGATATGGGAACTTTACGTGCGTGCGCAGGAAGACTTCGGTTAAATCTCGGTCTCTGACTCTATCACCGCCTTCATGACCGCCTCCTTGTTGTTGCCATCGATGACCTCTTCCCCTGCTGCCGGTATATGGGCTTTCTTCCTCTCCTCGTCAGACAGATAGATTGAAGTAATCTTGTCTTTGAGCATGAGAGTCAGGTTGTTATACGATATTCCCCATACCACGTAATCGAAAGTCCATCCGTATCTTTCGCAAGCAGCGTCTATTAGAGTTCCCCATATTGTCTTGCCTCCGAAGATAAAGCTATTCTCCGACTTCTTTGCTGCGTTGACTTTTGCCATACGCTTCGCTTCTTCTTCCATTCCTGTCTCTTTGGCTATTGTCTGGTATGAGTTAGCCTTAAGGATGATGATGAGAAGAGTAGCTATATCCTCGTTGGAGCATTCTTTGAAGATTAACTCCGTCTGCCTGCTTACGCATTTGGAGTCTAGTATTTCATTCTTTGTGTTGAGTGAGTGATATGCAATCAATCTGCAGCATGTCTCCCTTTTGGTGTTTGCAACTCGCAATGCTTCCAAGAATGGATCAGCTTGAAGTAACTCTTTGTCTAGATCCAAGCTATCTACTAACTGCGACGTTAGGTACATCATGCCCAGTGTAGTAGGGTAGATGCTAACGTGAGCGTGCTCAGTATCAAAGCCTATCGGCATATCTGTGAGCGTATTCGATATAATGATTCCTAACTCTTCCATATCACTCGAATTTAAATTGTTGGCACCCAAGGCAGGACTCGAACCTGCGTCTTTCAACCAGCTTTTGAAGACCCTGGATTTTTTTTGCATGCGACGGACTATTTGGTCTCGCTCTCCCAACTGAGCTACTTGGGTATGTTGCCGGCTGATAACCCTCAGTCGGCGGAAGGGATATTAGGATATGCCTATGTCTCTTCGTAAGTTTCCGTGATTTCAGCAGGAGCGGTATTGCCATCCTGCGGCTTTTTGAAAGTCAAGGCATACTTTTCACCTGTTCCCTTTGTGGCAGTAATGACACGCCAACGGTAAGCACAATATACGTCCTCACCCTTCGAGTTGACAGTCTTAGCCACTGCGTCACCCTCTGGAATGAGAGCTGAGTGAGTGTACGTGATAAGAGCACCGCTCTCAGTTGTATAGGCCTCTTCTGCACCGATAGTAGTGTTACCCATGTAAACGCCAGGAAGCTCGGCGTCTTCCGGTTGGATAGCCAAACGGAAGACGCCCTCTACGGTACCGTCGATGGTCTTGAATGGCTGCGACTGGTTCTTCTTGATGAAGAGCTGATATGCAGCCTCGTAGGTGGACTTCTTTGTCTTGCGGTCAACAATTCCGCCACCTTCCTCAACCTGGGTCATTGTATCGCCCTTCGTTGGAGTAACAGTAGTAGTGCCATCCTTTGGAGTTGGGAGCTTAGTCCACTCGTTCTTTTTGCTACCTACCTCTTGAACGTAGATAGTGCATTTGCCCCATGATGTTACTGACATAATTTAATCGTTTATGAGTTTATATTCAACTTGATTATTTATTACATGTTCTCCCGTGCTTGTTGCATATACCCTCTGCTCAATAGCGTGGGCTGCATACTCGCTCGTTCTGAACGTTTCCAAGAGATTCCAAGCCAGTTTGCAGATTTCTTCAACTCTAATAGTGTTCTCCTCGAACTGCCCATCTACGTCCTGGTCTTGTATATATATATTTACATTTATAATCGCCGTTTGAAGCTGCGTTCCCTCATTAGCCAAGATGGAGATAACGACATCTTCCTTATGAGAATTATGCGGTCTCATCGTCTTTGACAGCTTGCCATTGACGTTGTTCATGAAACCGCTTTCATTGATGTACCGGTAAACATCTGTCTTAATTGCTCCGTCTGATTTCATATCTTCCACTTGTTTATTTCATTAACTGCTGAGTCTATTGCTGTCTTCACACGCTGCTCTACAATGGATGTGGCCCATATCTTCGTTGATGCGAGGACATCCTTGCTTTCCAAGGCTTCCACCTCTCCTGCGTATTCCATTCCGGCAACGACAACCAAAGCATAAACCCTGGAATATTCCTTAGCAAGGTCATTGATCATCTTCTTGCCCTTTGCAGAGCCGTCTGTGCCACTGAGAACCTGCGAAAAGGCTGATTCCATATATTTACTTCCCTGCTCGTACACGGCGAAGCCTATAGAACTTCTTAGGTTGCCCGTATGGTCTATCCAGCTTTCCTTGGCAGACCTGTTACGGATTCTAACCACAGATTCGTCTCCTAGCTTGCTCAATGCCTTAAGCACATTCTCCTGTATCTTCCTTGCGGCTCTTTGTAGGAAGGCGTCAAGAGCGGAAGCGCTGGTTGTCATTCTTATGCCCATATCTTACACTGGAGTTGATAACGATGAAATCCCTTAACCTTGATAATTACATCCTCAGCCCCTAAAATTTCTAGCTTGATAAAATCCCCATAAGAGAACTTTTCAATTCCTACGGGCAAGTTATGCACTTCGTAGGAGTAGTAATCAATAGAACCGTCAGATGTAACTAACTTGTTGGCCTCGCCAGCAGGAACTACATCACAAGTGCAGCAGAACTTCCACTCGGTCTTGCCCTGGTGATAATTTCCATCATCATCTGTATAGCCAGCTACCTTCTGCTGCCGGTATAGCTTTGAGGCATGAAAACTCAATAGACTCATCAGCAATTAATGTAAACTGTCGGCTTCGGAGTAAGTGAAACCTCCTCTTCGCCGATAGAGTTATATAAACGATTGACTTGAACTAATATAGCCTTTCGCTGGTCTTCCGAGAGGGAACCTATTGATTTGTCCGCTTCGGAGAAGCTAACGGCTTGTATGAGAGAAAGCAGACAGTCGGCAAGCGTTCCTTTGTAGGCGTCACTTCTGGCAACGTCACCAGTGAACTCTGATTCGATATCGAGGTCACGCTTTATGCAAGCGTTTTCCACGAAACCATAGGGGATAGGGATGTGTACCTCATCCACCAAAGCTTGTCCGACCGTCTTCATGATTACTCCTCAGCTTTAGCTGCGTTATCCTTGAACTCCTTCTTCTTTGTAGGAGGCAGCTCATTGTAGGCATCAATAACCTCCTTGTCGCTGGCGTCACTAGAAAGGGTGGCACCAAGAGCGTTGAGAGTTGTGATAGCCTCCGGCTTCTTGTAGGTCACATCAGAGATTGTTACCTTAGCGTCCTCTGTATCTGTTTTCTCCTTTTCGGTATCAACCGAAACGTCTGGGTCAGCCAGCTTAGTATTAATCTGATAGATTGTATCAACGTCCTCGATGACAGGCAAGCAGTATGCCTGCACCGCAGTAGTCTCACGCAATGGATCAGTTGTTGAATACTGAGAGATAAGCTTGTAATCAATCTGCTGATAGGTTACACCTGCCACTCTGTTGGTTGCCTCTGCTACCTGACCGTAAACGAGGGCACCAATCATCTGTGAGCATACACCGATAATCATATCGTTGTTCCAAGGCTTAACACTCTTCTTCACGCCATCATGCTCCAAGCGGACGGTACGGTTGATGATGCGGAATGATACACCGGTCTCGTCCAAGAATGCTTCCTGGAATACGCTGGAAGTAGGAACCGGCAGCTTTGTGTTGGAGTCATAAGTCTGACCCTTATAGTTGGCAACAAGCTCGCGAGCGTCCTGTGCCTTCTTCAATTCGTCAAACTTAGCCTTACCAATCCAGAAGATCAAGATGGTGTTTCCATCATTCGAAGCTCTCGCGATACATTCCTTCAAGTCTGCAACGGTAATACCAGTATCAACATTGTTGATGCCGAGCAGATTTTTCGGCAAGTACTGATACTTGATACGGAGCAACTCCTTTGGATTATCGTCGTCACGAACAGCTACGTAGCCGTTAGAAAGACCATACAAAAGGGCGTACTCATTACGCTCATCAACACCGACATTACAAGCTACCGGGTCCTGAGCCAACTTACGGCGAATCTCTGCTGTCTGACCTCCCTGTGCTTCCATGAGTCTGAGAGCGAGGATATCTGACTCCTTCAAGAATTTCTTCATACCGACCTTTGGCAGTTTGCCGTTGGCGGTTGAAATCTTGTCACGAGACTTCAAAGGAACAGGAGAATCCACTGCCACGTAGTCAGCAGCTACGTAAGAGGTATCAACTGTGTCGGCTTCCCATTTGTTGTCGGTAGAATAAACGCGGCGGAGAATGGATGTATCCTTGTGGAGATACGTCATCTCGTTCTTGCGCTTACCGTTAATCTTCTCAATCAATGTCTTCAGGATTGGGAAGAAACTCAAGATATACTTAAGAAATAAAGAACTCTGTTGCATAAATCACCTCCTTAACCGATTGCATCGTGTCCCCACTGAAGAGTAGGAACGGCTGTTTTCAAAGCTGCCTTGATTGTATCGACAGGATAAGGGACAGCCTTATCGTTAGCCTCACCTGCCGTCATAACACCAACATGAGGGGTATCTGCCGGAACTGTTGTCATACAGATGCCAACATACTCGTGACTTTCCGGCAATGAAGCATAAGCCTCACCTGTTACCGGCATAGGCTTGTACTCGCCAGACTTGGTATCACGAATGATAATGTGTCCGCACTGGATGAACTCTCCAGAGAAACCTGTCATGTCAAGAATGACACCACCCATGATGCCATTCACGTAATTTCTGATGATTACAGACTCCTTGCCTGAATCAAACGTTTTTGTCTTGCTTACGCCATACATAACTTTTAAAATTTAAAGATTACATTGTTTCGGCAAGCTCATCAATCTCATTGTCCTTGATAACCTCAACCTCATCCTTCTTAAGCTTTCTCTGAGCCGCAGGAGCACCAAGCTTTCCGAGACCTTCGTTAGCACGCTCTTGATCGATAGCTGCCAAGTCCTCCACAACACCATCGTAGAAATCATCGAACTCAGATTCGTTCTCGAACTTCATCTTGTCGAAATTCTTCAAGACAGTCTTTCCGAACGTACCTTTGTCCTTAAGGAGTGCCTTCAGCTTAGAACGGCGGCCATCATTCTCACGCTCTGACTTCAAACCGAGGATTTCGGTCTGCAAGGCTTTGTTCTGAGTAATGAGTGCCTGCGCCCATGCTGGGACCTGCTCATCTTTCTCTCTCTTCTGTTTGCGGATTGGTTTCTTGTTGCCGGCAGGGTCATCATCATCGTCATCGACCTCGTCGTCATCCAAGTCTTGACTATCCTTAAAACTCTGGATAGTACGCTGCGCAGTCTTTTGCGCAATCTTAAGATAAGGAAGAACCGCATTGACCTGCTTTTCAATCTCTGCGTTTACATCCTCGTCTGAGGCTTCTTCATCGAGTTCTAAGTTATTGGCAACATCGGCAGCAATACCCTCTAACTCCTCTCTACTGAACCCCAACGCCTTTGATTTGGGTTTCAGAATAACTAAAACTTGCTTCGTTCTTTTTTTCATTCTAACTAAATATTTAATTGAACAATAAAATTCAAGAAATATCCCAGTACGAAGCGATAGCAATAAGTAATGCTGCAAAATTACAAAAAAAGTATTTAATCACCAAATATATTGCAAGGAAATATACTTAATGATTAAATACTTTATGGTTACATATAAATATTAATCTGGATAATTGAGCTTATCCGGTCCAGCTGTGGATAGATATACGGAGAACATATCACATAGTTCTTTTGCTCCTTTTAAGTCGTTGAGCTTGTAATTACCGCATTCCACTTCCGATGCACCTGGAATCGTCTTTGATAGCGAACAAGCCTTGAAGGCTTCTACTATCATTTCCTTTATGAGCTTTGAAGTCCACGTACCTTTAAGGATAAGATAGAAACCTGTAAGACAACCCATCGGTCCAAAATACAGAACGGAATTGCTAAGAGGGCTGTCATTTCGTAGGTAGTCCGCCATCAAATGCTCTATTGTGTGCGCGACAGCAGGTGACATCATATCTTTGTTTGGCTTGCACACGCGAATATCGAATGTGGTAGCAGTCTCCATGCCCCATTTATCTACTCTCGAAACATAAAGACCTGGCTTCAGTTTCGTATGATCAACTTTAAAACTTGGTATCATTCTCTAATAATTTACAAACAACACTAAATGCCTTTTCGGCAAGACTATCCCAAAAAACTGCATACTGCTCGGTCTGGTTCGGCTCCAGGGGATTATCGCTAATAACTCGGATGGACGTAAAACCAATACCCTTCTTGTAGCATACCTGCGCGAGGGCAGCAGACTCCATGTCAATAGCACATACGTTATACGAATTAGGAAGGAAATCCTTAATCGCCAATACCTGCTCTCTCGTAGTGACAAACTTATCTCCCGTAGCTATGGTTCCTAATCTGAATCTTTCATCCATATCAATCCAGGAGAAATCAGAAGGAAAGACTGCCGGCATACCTTGAACTTGCCCGTTGGCATTCGGTTCGCCGCAATATACATCGTGGTAGCAGTACGAATTGCCAATCACGACATTACCAGGCTTTAAACTGGCAACAGCAGCACCGGCACATCCTACCGAGATAACTCTTGTAACTTTGCTGGACGTATTCGACGAAAGAAATTCTGTCAAGCAAGATGCCGCATTAACCTTGCCAATACCAGACTTGATTAAAGCTATGTTTTGAACATTTTTGTAGTCAAGCCAATTCTTTGCAATCCATTCGCTGATAAGGTCGTATTCCTTATCCATAGCGGTAACTATGACAATCATTGCGCACCTCCTTTCGTTAGCTTAAGCTTCTTGCAACGGTTGTAAATAGCGTTCTCGTCCACGCCAATCTTGGTAGCAATGGCTTTTACCGGGTACTTGCCATACATTCTGCGAATGATGAAATCCTCGTCAGCAGTAAACACGTGGCTCTTGCTGATACCCATTTCCTTCATCTTACGATGGATGGCCCAATAATTACGATTGAGCTGCTTTGCAATCTCCGTTGTCGTCATCACCAAAGCGTTAACCTTGATGAACTCAATCTCTTCTGCACTAAAATGTTTTCCTCTACTCATTATTTAATATTTGGGTTCGTTAAGCCGCCCAAGGCTTTCTTTCTCTTTCTGTTATATCTTCTGTTTGCAGCAATCCTTTCAGCGTTCTCTTTACGATAGACTTCCATTCTTGCCAATAAATGTTCCTTATGCTCCTGGTAGTACCTTTTATGGTATTCCCGGATATCTTCCTCACTTCTCGCCATGAACCTTGTCTTTTATAAGTTCGTACAGTGATGGGCTGAGTGTGCTCCATTGGTCATTCTCATCTTTCACGAGATAGAATCCATCAGGGACATAGAACTCTCGATTTTTCAACCTAACTATCAACGTCTGCTTCGTGCGGTCTCCGCTGATAGTCTTTGCTAACTCTGAAACGTCCGGGCATTCCCATAATTCTTGAATGCTCTCGGAAGATACTTTAATTGCTACCATATCATTTCTATTTAATGTTTTTTACCAATCTAAGTATACAACACCCATCCCATGACAAATACCGCACGTCTTGTTTCCTTCTCCATTACATTCTGGACAACAATGCCGATGTTTAACTATAGGCGCAGGAGGTATCAACATACGAATAAGAGCCATCCTAAAATCTGCATCATGACAATTCTTGATGGCATCTAGTATTTCTTGTTCCGTTAGAATAAACATATCCCTTAAACTTAATTTATGAATATTTACCAATTCCAAATGTCAGCGTATCTTTCATCTGGTGGTGTTTTAATCTTTGGAAATATAGGAGTATTGCTGATAACATGATGGTCGCAACTTCCTGTACTTCCACTAGTAAGTGGCTCTCCGTTACAGACTAATCTATATTTACATTCATCACATTGTATGTAATTCATATCACTTGAATTTAATGATGAAAAATTCATGATCCAACCACCTGCCTGGGCAAAGACCTTTCTTCGGCTTGCCGATGGTTATACTCTCAATCTCCTTTTCTACCTTTGGGCTATCGTCATAGTAGCCGTTCTTGAAGAGAACGTGAGTGAATGGTACGAACTTCATTGTACCATTATTCAGTTTCTCCTTGATAGTATTGATGTCTATAAGCATCTCAAATGTCTTACCGATATGAAGCTTATCGTACTTATCGAAATCTTTGAATTTCTCATCCTTGATAAGGAGAAGGCGACTCATCCAAAAGTCTTTAATTACCCGATACTCTTCATTCTTTTCGCCCGACACTATCATATCGAACCATTCCTTGCTGACTGCGAGGGTAAGAACCTTCTTCTTTGCTTCTGATAAATACTTATCCATTACTTTAGTTAATCTTTCCATAAGCTAATCTTAATCATTTTAGATGAACAACAAAGTTTTTGGGCTTAAACTCGACAAAGCCATTATCATTTTTCGTTTGAGTAGTCTCAATACTGAAACCTGCGCAATCCTTAACGAGAACTCTTATTTGAGAACCAACCTTACAGGAAAGCTGAACATAATCAACTTTCTTAAAGTAATGTTCGATAGTGTACCCATACTGAATATGAGGTTTTCCATTACTATCTAATCTAGCCGTTAATTGGTCTAATCTTTCCTCCCTCTTTACACCATCGACTAATGTATGACACCAACGTGGAGTGCAAGGTAAACATACTAGTCCTACCTTGCCTTCTTTGATTTCATCAAACTCCTTCTCACCTACAGTAATATTCAAAAAAGTCATGTGCTAACCCTCCTTCTTATTTATCTTAGCTATGCGTTCGTTATAGGCTTCATAGTCCTCTTTACTAATCTCAGTAACGCCATGTATGATAGTTGTACCACAAACCATATCATCCTTGAATCGCTCTTCGACGTCAGTGATGAGGTTCATTAGAGGATAGAACTTAATATCCTCCTCTTCCCCTTTAACGGAGCTCGTAACTGAGGTATAGGCTAATTTGCCATCCTTACGTAGGAAGGCGGCTACTGCGTAATAATATCTTTCTTTTATCATAAGTCATATCTTTTTAGTTTATTTGCACTGCTTAGTATATCTCTAATTTCGAAATGGGTTTTGCCAGCCCACCTGGTAAGGTGATTCATTAGCTTGCGAGAATATCTTGCAGTAATCTTTTCAGCCTTTACGATACGAGGGGGTGTAATTTAAACTGTGCCTTGACACAGTTTAAATTACACCCCCTGTTTCCGGAACAATACTTTTAATCCAACAAACATCGCATCTGGAACAGCTAACTTTGTCGCCAACCTTGTATGGAAGACTTTCGATGTAATCATTTACGTAAGAACAAATCTCATCGTTAGCATCATTGATAATGCTTAGTTGTTTGTCAACCTTTACTTTTAATTCTTCTTTTGTCATATCTTTAAAATTATGTCCGAAGACGTTAAACATTTAACAATACTCTTTTGAGCTTTATTCGCAAATTCTCTTTTAACTCTTTAGCTTCACTCCAAGGTGTATATGTTGTGGTATAAAAATTATAACTACGTTCATCTACACAATGTAAGCCTGTTATGAGTAATTCTAACTCTTCGTTTGATAATACAACATTTTTATCCATACTGCTATTATTTATTCCTGAAGGCGGTTAAACATGTTTGCTAAAATAATGTTCTTTTGTACTTTTTAGATATTCACCACACGTTTCTTTTGTAAGATATTCCGTATCAGAGTAAGCATTAAACTTGCCTTCTTCCACTTTTCTAAAAAGGAATCTAATATTACCCATATCATCAGAATATCCTGTGAATTGCAAATGATTTTGCTGTAATGATAACCATCCCAAGTATATTTCGTAGTCTCTTTTAGAGAATTTGAACCAACGAACATTGTTCTTGCACCATCCAAAGTAACTTGGATCAATTCTAAGAACCCTTGTAACTGGCATACCTTTATATTTACCAAACGTAATTATATTCATACCTACACCTCCATTTCGTGTTTTAGTCCTAGACCAAAGAGGAGGTGCTGGAGTTCGTGGATATAATGTATCTCCATTATAAAGATTCTGTTAATAGCAACGTATATATTTTCGCTAAGCTCTATTGTTAAGCGAATATTGTTAACGTTTTTCTCAAAGAATTTCTCATATAATTTCTCCCATACATTCTTCTTTAAAATCTCAGGAGTGAGAGGAATCGGACGAATAGCATTATTACTAATAGAGTATGTTGTACTACTATCGTTTAACATGATTACCTTAAGAAAGCCACCACTCAATGAAGATATTACTTTGAATATTTTATCTTTAGCAAATTGAAGTGCTGACTCCTTTACCATCACCAAATCACCTGGTATATATTCTAATTTGTTCATTCGCTTTACTTTTTACGATGATTAAACTTCTTGATAGCATCCTTCTTAGAAGCTGCCATGATCTTAACACCTTTGATGGTGAACTCATGCTGCGCCTTTGGCTGACACTTCTGTTTATCAGAAGGAACATTGCCTTTCGGAACATTAAATCTAACACGTGGAAGACAAAAAGGAAAATCACTCATCTGATAATCTATTTCTGTTTTTATTCCAATCATTGATAACAATCCACTCATACGCTTTACTCCTTTACTTCTTTAAAGATTACATTCTTGTGGTCTGAACGTTCTTTGATGCTACAAGGGTATTGCTGCCATACTTCGCAAAACTTCTTACTATCAAAGAAGCAACCTTTACAAGATTCTTTATCAGTCTCGGTAACTTCAAGAGTTACTCTTTCTCCAACTTTAAACTCTTTCATTGCTCACCTCCTTCCTTTGGGAACAAATCATCAATATTTATATATTCTACTAATGAGCCTTTAATGTAACAATCCCAAGCCTTTGTATCGACGACATCAGCTTCAAAACATTCTTCTTCTTTGTCTTTGTAATGAAGCAATAAATAGTTGCATCTGCGTTTCGGCTTTTCGTTAGCAGGATGCCACAAGTTCTTCAAGAACTCTTCTTGCATCCACTTAGCACCAGCCTTGAAGCTATCTTTGCCCCTAAGACAAATCATTTCTTCCTCAACCTCGCCACTATTGTATCTAGCATACTCTGTCTCAATATGCTTATTAGCAGCAGCTTCTATTTTCTTATCGTCTATCATAACTTACTTCTCCTTTAAACGTTCTATTAATTTATCTGCGATTTTGATGGCAGAATTAACAACACTGTCATACGTAGAGTTAGGACGTTGTACAAGACCTGCTACAACATCTTTTGCTATCTCATATCTTCTCTGCTCCCAAATGGTTTCTTCGTTATCATTATTCTGGGTAAAGCTTGAACAAAGTATTACATCCTCCTCATTTTTGTTTGGGTCTTTTGCTACAAAAAAATATCTGGAGCAGTAACTACATAATCCTTTCATCCCTTACCTCCTTTCCACTCATCAGTCTTTCCTAGTAGATGTGCTGTCTCTTCGTTGTAAGGGATGCAATACATCCATAAATCTCCTACACATAAATACTTATCACTCTGCGTGTAATCAATTTCTTTTCGTGTAAGACGAGCAAAGAAATCAGCTTCCCAAGTATCATCCTTAGAATTTCGACAAAGCACCTTATCAAAAGGTTTAAACTCGACCTTAGGCTTCAAGTCCTCAATAGCTTTCTTCTCAGCATCCCAAGCCTTGTTTTCCTTGGCTAAAGCTTCAAAGAGAATTATTTGTTGAGTCTCTGTGATAGGCTGTATCTGCTTGTCTTCAAATGATAACCAATCTTCAAGTTTCAAAGTGCTCATATCATTTAACACATAGTATTCCAGCTTCTTAGACGAATTGTCTATGCTTTTGACTATACCATAAGCAAGATACCCCATGCCCGAGATACAAACAATATCCCCATCCTTGAACTCTGGCTGAGGTTTTTCAATTTCCAAAGTTTCGAGGTTTAGTATGCCACCTAATTTTCTTTCAATCTCTCTAACATATCCATAGGCAATATTGTTATCTAACTTGACAAAGTTAGCAGTTCCTGCATTTGACACGTCTTCGTAACCATCCCTGCTATTAGAATAGCATCCGTTGAACTTTGTATAATCATCAGATGCCCATTCTTTGAAAATGCACTGAAGTCCACAACTATTGACAAGCAAATCTCCTTTCTTCCAAGCGAATTTGTGCCAGTCACGCATTTCCTTGGATGGGAGCAGCATTAAAGGCTCTCCGTGTCTATTATATCTGCTATCTGACCTGAACGAGTGCTTTGCTAATGTATTGTCACTTGTAACAACAGTAAATTCACCCAAATCTGGCACTAAATCCTCATATCTAAGTTTTCCAAAGATAGGAGAATACAACTTTGTTCCTTGCGGCTTATCCTTTAGGATTTCCGCTATATTAATCTTTTCTTCCATAACTAAATCGTTTTTTGCGTTAAACAATACTGGTATTAACTCATACTACCAACGTTTTTTGATATCTTTGGCAGCTCACCATCATAAGGAGTGACTTTCAAGCCATCAATGAAATCAGCATTCTCAGTTGACACCTCGGTATCATGATCGTTCATAAACACCTTTTGCGCTGTCGTAGAATGGCTTTCAGCTCTTAATTTACCGAGTGAACGCCAAACCTGCTTGCGATGGATGAACAATCCATGCAAAGGAATAGTTCTTACTTCTACTTTTGTTCCCATAACCATTAGCTTGCTTTATATAGATTGAACCATACCTTGTTGCTCTGCTTATCCTTATAAACATTACCTTCAAGGTCAAAATAAACACGCCTCTTTTGATTGAACTTCTTTATCATTGGCTGATTATCTTTGTATGTAGTTACATCATACTCAACCAATGAAGAACCACGTTCATTCTTTGTTGGAGGATAACCTGATTCTCGTATAAAACGTACCTCAAACTCTTTATTTCCAATTTCAAAATTTGCTGTAGCCATAACCTTAACCATTTAAAGATGATAATAACTATTTGATACCCTTGCGCGCAAATCGAATCTGCCCACGGCATCCAGCTTCAAGAAGCGTTTCTCTAACTTCTCCAAAGCCTCTTTATACTTCTGCTCCATGTGCTTGCAATGAAGTCTCTGAGCTAATTTAAGTTGCTCGACAATACCCTTGCGAGCAACTCTATATTGTTTATCCGACATCATAGCCTTATTCGTTCACATAGTTGATAACATGCTCCTGTGCTTGCTCATGCAAGTTATCAAAAGCGTCTTCTATAACTTTGGCTGTCTGATCGCCATTAAGGTTCTCCAGCATTTCGCCAACTACTTCTTCCATCGAGCCTAGTGGTAATGAGCAGAACTTATCAACTAAAAAGCTCTTCTGTTCGCTGATGGTCATATCATCAAACAACTCCGATAAATCTACTTCAACTTTATAATCTGCCATAATCTTAATCGAAAATATGATGGTTCAACTTTCTCTTTCTGAGGTTTCTCTTAATCACTTCCATATCCTTGTGGTCGTTAGTATGGTCCGCAAGAAGCTTGATGATTTCATAGATGTCATTTGCGTTATCCTCCAGGTTGGCGCAAATATTTTCATCACCGAAGAAACTCTTATTAAAGGGTTTCAAATGGAAGTAGTACTTTTTGGCAGCATCCTGCATCTGAGTGTAGTGCATCTTCTGCTCTTGTTTGTACTGAACGCTTAACAGCCTAAACATGCCCTGTTCATCCTTGATGAGCTGATCCAACACATCTGTTACCATTGCAATCAAGCAGCCATTGACCTGCAGGCGTTGAATAATCTTTTCCTGCTTCAAGCCTGATGTTACACCAATCTCTGAGAGTGTAACCTTCAAATCGTTTACTGTAACTTTCTCTTTTCCCATTGTCTTACTTTTAATTGTCAAACCATAAACCTGCATATCTCCATTCCCAATGAAGGCAAGTGTCATTAGGCTTCTTGCCTTCACTATAGCATATCTCGGAAGCTATACAATTACTACATATATGCTTCATAATCATGAAAGTTTTGATATCATATAATCTAACTCCTTATCTGTAATATCCAGATTGTTCTTACGCTTGAACTTGATGATAGCATCAATTCCGACCTCGCCTTCAACCAACTGGTAGATGGCATCCTCATCAAATCCCTTGTCTAGAATCTTGATAAGCTCCATTCCCAAATCATGGATTTTCTGCTGAAACTCCTTTTTGAGGTCTGCGTTAATTCGCTCTAAAGTTTCTGCTTTCTGACTAAATCCGCATCCGCCCTCAATGGCAAAGTCGTTATTGATGTTCTGACACATCTGGTCAATGTCTTTGCTTCCGAAGAACTGAGCGAAATAGGTATCGCCCTTCAAGGACTGTAGAATATCGATTTCTTCTTGCTTTGTCATAACTAATCCTCCTTATCTAACTTATCGTACTCCTTACGTAGCTCTGCAATCTTATTTGCAAAGAATAACATTGTCTCTTTCAAAAGCGAAAGCATGTCTTTATGATTGAGGATGTCGCCAACTGCTGTATAGTACTTAAGGTTTTCGTTTGTTTCCAGAAGATCAAAGCTGCCGAAGCTTGCTACATTGGTGTTAAATGACTCTTCCTGGAAGTTGCCTACCTTTGCTTGGTAGCGAATCACCATCATGTCTCTTCCTACTCCTTTCAAATTCAAATGAGCGATAAGTGACTTGTAGCCTACGTCAATACCCTCTACCTCCCAATCAGGACAAACAGAAATAATGTCTCTGATTTTCTTTGTGGCTGACTCGAACGCATTCTTAATGTTCTTTCTAACCTCTTCCTTCTTTGTCTCGACTGAATTATTCATAATCTTTAATTTTAATTGGTTCAACTTATAAGGTAGGCTCTGAATAGTCAAAAGTACTACCTTTTATCTATATGCAAAGGTACGAAAATTTTCTGATATATGCAAATTTACTAACGATTATTTTAGTTAAAAATACTAAAACAGTTAAATATATGCGAATATATCCGTAATTTTGCCAAATCAAAACTTCGAAGATTATGATAGATTTTAATGAACTTTTTAAAAGAAATGACGTTGGCAGCATCATAGGAGAGCTGAAACAACACGTGTTGGATATTCCACTTTGGAGTACCCTGTTATCTGAGTATGAGCCTATGCTCCATGAAATCGTAGAAGACCACGTAGGCAGACAGGACAGAACGCTTGATGACGGAATTGTAGAAAAGGCAGCTAGATTGCCTATCGGATTGGAGAAGCTTCTTACTAGAAGAATCTCTGAGTTCACAATGGCTATACCGGTCAAGCGTGTATATACGTATGATCAGGCTGACGAGGAACTGAAGACGATTGTTCGTGCCATCGAGAAAATCTACACCTGTGCACACATTGATGCCGTGAACATGCACAGAGCAAAGTGCTATTACGCCTCTTGTCAGATGTTCACACTTTGGTACACGCAGAAGAAGCCTAACAAGCTCTACGGGTTCGACAGTCAGTACAAACTGAAATGCAAGACATTCTCTCCAATGGACGGAGTTGACATCTATCCTTACTTTGATGAGTATGACGACTTGCTTGCTCTGTCATTCGAGTATAAGCGTAAGGTTACTGACACAGAGCACACCTTCTTCGAGACCTATACCGCAGACCATCATTACAAGTGGGACCTGTCTTCAGACGACGAAGAGTCCGGATGGAATTTGGTGGATGATAATGAGATTTCTATCGACAAGATTCCAGCCGTGTTCTGGTACCGGCACAAGCCATGCTGGGAAGGATTGAAACCTATCCGTGAGAATATCGAGTACACCATTTCCCGAAACAGCGATGTTGTGGCATACAATTCCGCTCCTGTCTTGAAGATTGCCGGTGCCATCGTTGGAATGGAGCGAAAGGGAGAGAGCAAGAGGGTGTATAGAGTCAGCGAAGACGGCGATGTTAGCTACGTGTCTTGGCAGCAGGCTATCGAGGCTCTTAAGTATCACGTTGACACTCTCGTCAAGCTTTTCTTCATGCAGTCTCAGATGCCGGACATCAGTTTCGAGAATATGAAGAGCCTTGGCAATATCGGCTATGATTCAAGAAAGACACTCCTCATGGATGCCCATCTTAAGATAGGAGAGGAGACTGGTGCCTGGATTGAAGGCTTCGAGAGAGAGGCCAACGTCATAAAGGCGTTCCTTTCCAAGATGAACACGAAATGGGCAGCTAGAATGGATGAGATTACTGTAGAGCACATTATCACTCCATTCATCCAGGAGGATGAGAATACCCAGATTGACAAATGGCTTAAGGCTAACGGCAACAAGCCTCTCGTCAGCCAGAAGGAATCTATTCAGCGTGCCGGTCTTTCCGATGATCCTGACAAGACTTTCAACGAGATTCAAGGAGAAGAGGAAGTAGAGGCCACAAGAACAGCAGCTTCTATGCCTAACTTATTCTCGGAGGAATAGCCATGAGAAAGAAGAAGGAAGAAGAGAAACGGCACTTCTGCCGCGAATGTGCCCATGCTACTGACTTCCATAGTATGAGCCTTAAAGGTCAGCCTATCCTAGCCAAATGCCCATATCAAGAATGGAGCGTTCTTCTTAACTGGGATTGCTGCAAACACTTTAAAATGAAATTGTATGAAAAAGTCAAAACTGCCTAATCAGAAAAAGGCATATAAAGACCTTGGCAAGAGACTGAACGCTTATACCCGGAAAATCATTTCCATCTATGAGACTCTTGCCAAGGAGTCCGCTAAAATCGCCACCTCCACCGACTTCGATGGGGATGGCGAGTTCTCTTTTGATGATTACCCTAGAACGGAAAAGAAGGTGAACGCCTTGTTGGATTACTATTCAAACAATATGCAAGCCTTGGTCTATAATGGCATATCGGACGAATGGAAGAATAGTAACACCCTGCAGGACCTACTTGCCAAAAGGGTAATCGGCACCTTTACTAGGAAGATAGCGGACGCAAAGCAGAAAGCTTACTTTGAGCACAACAACGCGGCAAAGAAGGCTTTCATGGAGAGAAAGATTAAAGGTCTAGGTCTTTCAGAAAGAATATGGAATCAGAGAGCTGATGTAAAGGAGGCTCTGGAGAAATCTCTGTCTGTCGGCATAGAGAAGGGTATGAGTGCTGTTAAACTCAGCAAGAAGGTCAGCAAGTACCTTAATGATTATCCATCACTTGCCAAAGACTATAAGAAGAAATACGGCAAAGCCATAACCATTCAGAACTGCGAGTACAGAAGCGTGCGCCTGGCACGTAACGAGATAAACATGGCCTACCGTTCTGCCGAGCAGGAAAGATGGGCTAGGATGGACTACATTAAAGGCAAGGAGATAAAGACAACCAACAACCCAAGTCATAAGCACGATATGTGTGATTTGCTTGCAGGTGTCTATCCGAGTTATTTTCCTTGGGTTGGTTGGCACGTGAATTGTATGTGCTATGCCATTCCGGTAATTATGAGTGAAAAGGAGTATTGGAGCGGTAAACAGCCAAGCAATGCTATGCCTAAGAACTTCACAGATTGGGTGAATGACAATAAAGACAAGGTAAAGCAATCATCCTATATCACTCAATATGCCAAGGTTGAGAAAACACAGAAAAAGAAGACTGTTCGCATTCCATCAGTATCGAATGAGACAAAAGCTCAACTCACAAAGTCAATCAACGAATGGGCAACAGAGAATCTGAAAGAAGTTCAGATAAACAAGAAAGAGACGGCAAGGAGGCTTTATTTGTTCTTGGGTGAGAAAGAAATAATCATGAATAAGAAGTTCCTTACGGAGACATATTCTAAGAACATCAATAACTCTCATCTGCCCGATACGATACAAGTTGCCTTGAACATAAAGGATTGGCTTCCTAACGGAAAGTTCGTTAGAAAAGAGCAAGGCAAACACCACGATTGCTTCTTCAATGTCTATCAAGCTGAATATAATGGAAAGAAAATCGAGTTTAAGACAAAACTCACCGATGGCGAAATTTTATACACGATGAGGTTATTGAAATAAAAAGAGGATTGGGGTCCTTCCGAAGTCTGCGCCCGAAGGCCGACGTGTGAACGGCTCACCCAATCCTTTATATCTTTCTCCTTTACCGCTGCAAAGGTAATATTTTATTTTGGAAAATCCAAATCTTTTTCCGAATTTTAATTGGTTCAAGCCCTCGCTGGTGCATTTAATGTCTTGTAAGCCTCGAAAGCCAATGTGCTCACGTGCTCACTAATGGTGGTGGAGATTGTCATAATGTCTCCCATAAGGAGAATCGTCTCTCCCTTTCCGACCTCTGTGATGAGACTCAAAAGGCAGTTGATTTCATCCTTAAGCGTCTCGGCTTTCTTCATCAGCGGTGTTGGCGGCTCGACCTTGACCTCTTCCTTCTTCTCACCAGACTGAGAAGCAATACACTTCTCAACAGCCTTCGGCACTCTCGGCTTCGGGAGGTTGCAGATGATGTTCTTCTCCTTCAATGCGAGAAGCCAGCGTCTGCCTCGCTCCGTCCAAAGAGGTCTTCTTACGTACTTGCCCTTGATAAGGTGTGTAGTCACCTCAGTTAACTGATAGGTGGAGTAGGGACTTGTCAGCATCCACTCATAACCCTGGTTGAACGCAAGGCCAACCTCCTTCAGCTCTTCGTACAACTTCTGTGCGCTGCTCATGCCCAACTCCTTCGCCATCTGCGTAGTGGAATAGACACCCTTTGTCATGTCGCACTTCTGCACTCTCTTGAAGCATTCATCGATTCTCTCCTGGAGATCACCCATGATTTCCTTCTGTCTTGTTAACCACTCCTGGTCCTTTTTAACTTCGACCAGCATTTCCTTTGCGAACTCTTTCAAGCTCATGTCTGCGTTTGTTGCCATAATCTAGTTTTTATGCAACCGTCGAGCTCATTTAATAAAGAAGGGCAGCCGCTCGTTACGCCCCGAACTAGACCCTTGGGAGACCAGCGTCCCGGTCTTGATTCCCTCGGCAGGTAGTAACTCACAGTTGCCCTATTTGGTAGGCTCTTAGACAAAATTACTACCTTCTTTCTATATGCAAAGGTACGAAAATTTTGTCAGATTACCAAATCTTTTAACCTAAATTACGAATTTAATTTATTGGAAATCAGAGAGTTAGATTTGAGATAAGCGATAAACTCATCAAGCATTCTTGACGTGCGCTCTCTAATATCCGTTTCTGTAAAATCTGTCAACGTCTGTGACAGCATTCGTAATTCGTGTATCTTAGTTCCAATCCTCTCGCCTGTGGATTTGAACTCACCATTATAATACTTAATCTTGTCAGCAAATCTGTAATCGGATGCCCGGATATTAACTCTTCGCTCCAATACCGATTTGTTTCCCAACATTTCAAGAACCTCGTCACTCGACAATCCACCTTCCTTGACTTGTCTGTTCCTTGGGAAGATGTGCTCAATATCATATGTTGCGTCAAGAGGAAGCAATTCCTGGCTATCGAAAGTGAATGCCCACCACACAATCATCGACTTCGTAATCGCACGAGTGTTTGAAAAACTGAAGTTGTTGAATTGCGAACGGAACAATTCCTCTTGGAATAGATAGTTCTCGAAAGCTATCTCTTTGTTCTCTATGATATTCACCATTTCGTTAAAGACCGGTGCTCGCAAGGCTGTTATTCCTGGGTTGCTGATAGCGTATGCCCAGATAAAGCCTATCAAACGATTCAAGAACAGATAGAATTTCTCGTTGTCTAGCATATTCTCTGCATTCTTATAGTGCATGAAATATACCGATACGATATATGTCCATAAACTGTTAGGCGCATAATTCAATACAAACAAGCGCTTTAGTACATCCACGGAAAAACGGTCTTCGTTCTGAGAATATACATCTTTCCAGAAATCCGCAAGCAAGACTAGATTCTCTAAAGTCTGTTCTCGTCGAAGTAGAACATATCCATCTTTCTCATAGAACTTACGAAGTCCTTCTGTCATAGAACTACGATTAGTCAGCAATGCCCTCTCGTAGTACATATAGCGTGTAAACAACTCATCCAAAGGTGTTCCACGATATGGGTGGAATATTTTTGTAACGAGTTCGTCAAGCTCTTTCCATGTAGTGATAAACTCTTCCTTCTTTCCGATGGATGAGTAGAACTTATAGAGCTGTGCCTTGAAGATGTCTGAGTCAGACAATGGCTTACCTCTATCATTAAGCGTCGAGAATATCCTAAGAGCAGTATCTTGCGACTCAGCCTCTATCGGAAGTAGCACGCAGTTATTGAGTATGCGAGCTGGATATAGTGCAAAGAAAGAAGGGTATTCTTCAATGAATTTTCCTATCTTGTCTTGAAAGTATCTGAAGTTGGTCGCATACCGACTTTTTCCTTCTGATGTTCCTTTCCGGAGTATATCCATAAACTCTTCCTTGTCGTTATCAGTTGCAACCTCCGAATTTATCTTCAAGTCGTTTGGATCATACTCTCCGAACTCATTTGCTCTCCAAATGCACTTTTCTATGTCCTCTCGCATCTTGATTGAACGATTGTCTTTCATGTGCTCCAGGCGATTATAGAAAGCTCGCAGTAAGAGAAGCAAGGTCGTAAGACGCTGCTGACCGTCAATGATTTCAAGTTTCCCTTCGTCATTACGGAATGTTACTATAGGACCGAGAAAGTAACTCTCTGAAGAATCGAAACTGTCGCAGTTGTTATTCGGGAATGAAAAGGAAAATAAGTCTTCCCATAAGACCTTACATTCGTCTTCTCCCCAAGCATACGGACGCTGATAATCAGGAATCAAGAACGTAGCTTTTTTATCTTGAAAAAGATACTTTACGTTCTTTTGATCTACTATAAGCTTTGATGACATAGCAATTACATTCTACTTTTCATCAAACTCACCTTTCTCATCAAGATAGCGTACAGCTGCTTTCACGATAAACGAGAATCCTCTGAGTACAAAAGAACCTACCAGGCAAAGCAATGAGTCAATAACGTAGCCAAATGCCTGTACGCCACTAATACTTGAACTTTCATATCCATAACCGCCAGAAGTATTCAAGGCGTTTATCCAAGTTGTAATTGAACCTATTATGGCTATAAATGAAACAACAGCTAAAATGTTCGAGATAGTTAAAAGATGGTTTCCTACCTGTGGAACAAATTTTCTATTTCCCATATGATGCGCCCGTCATGCCGGTAGCTAAGCTTTAGTTAATAATCCGTCTATCAGATTAATAACGCATCATATGGTACTTTATTGTGTTGAACCAAAAAAAATCTAAATTTTTTTGAGTTCCTTTTCTCGCCCTGCATTCAGCTGGCGGTACTCATTGAAATCTTTGTAGTGCTCGACCTTACCGTAAAGCTTCGGGTGGTCCATCATATCGTTCAGCATTTCTTTACTAAACTCGGTGAATCCAAAATTATAGCCACTCTCACCACCTTGTATAGCACCACTTCCATGTGTTCGAGATGGCACGTATTGATATGTGAGACTTATTCCTCCCTCTGATGTATATTTTGCAAGCTGATAGGATAGAAACTTTCCATCCTTTCTTACTATGTAGCCATGTAACTGATTTATAGCAATAACACGATAGCCTAGTTTCTTAATTTCCTCCAGTCTGTTTTTCATAAGCAAAGAACTCCATTCCGACACATATAAAGGCTTTCTAACGTTCACGTCGTGAAAGTTCTGAATGAACACATCAAGCTTTTCACAATCCCAATCTCTTGGATAAGTTATGTTGACACATCTTCGCAAGTCTCTTTTGTAATTAATCAGGACGAAAGTTTCTGTCTTAGACTCATACTTTCTTTTTAGCTTAACCTCTAACTCCATAGTTATTTCTTCTTGAATTTATAGTTTGGGCAGCTTCTCTTGTTTCCCATCGCAAGCAGTACTGGGAACAGCAGACCGTGCCTGCAACCATTTCCGTGCTCGTCAGCAGCCTCGCAAGAGAAGCAGCCGTAATACTCGTTAATATTTAATGCTGCCATTACTCGTAATCCCTAATGTTCAACAATACCGGGAATCTCGGCACTCCAGCGTCAGAATACCCTTGATGCTGAACAGTCGCCGCCATACCTATCAAATCGTCCTTATCGGCTAAGTATTGAGCTCTGAGTGACCTTGAACCTACCGGGCGGGCACAGAACTCGTACTCTCCACACTTCAGTTTGAATATCGCGGTACCTGCATCATTGCCCTCCGCTTCCAAAACATCGACCACCTTGAACTCCGTCGTGTCGAACGATTTCAGCTTCATAAGGTCATTGCTTCTGCCCTCGGTATAGATTCCATCTGCATTTCTGATAATGGCACCCTCGTAACCGGTGGAAACGAATATCTTGTGCCATCGCTTGATGTCCTTCTCTGAATGAGCAACGAAAGTCTGCGTAAGGTACACCGGTCCATTTGGATCAATGGAAGCAAACTCCTCCTGCAGAACTTTCCATCTGGCAGAAAAGCTTCCCGGAATCTGTGCATCGTAGATAACCATACGTAGCTTGTCAGTCATAGCAGAACGGCACTTGACGGCAGAACATATCTGCTGGAAGGTCAATTCCTGGTGGTTGTATATCTCCCCATCCAAAGGAAGCATACCGCGGTGCTTCTCTCCCCACGCCTTAATCTGAGGAACATCATATTCCTTTCCACCTCTCGATGTGAGGTGAACCTCGCCACCTTCTCCTTCGTGAAGGATGCAGCGAACTCCGTCATACTTAGGCTGAGCGAAGCAAGGAAACTTCGTCTGTGACGGATAATATCTTGTTGCTAACATTGGTTTCATACGCTACTTAATATCTGAGGTTATTTTAATTTTCAATGGAGTACCATTCACTCTGTGCGTGACGAAAGACTCCAGGTCCGTATAGAAGCTACTGTAGCACTCTACACTAGAGCTTTCTACTTCAATGGTGATATTTTTTTTCATAGCCATTTCCCGTATCTTCTGTGAATCTCATCGTAAATGTAGGCTCCGCTCGTATGCGAAGCACTGAACATTAAGATGATGTCATTATCTACCTTAATCTGACTTGTCCTGACAACCTTATCGTTCTTGACGTGGTCGCAATAGACCGTGTTGCAGGAGTGATATAGGCACATCGTGCGCCCATATCTGTCAGTTCCTATATTCTCTTTGTACATGGCTAGTCCTCCAAATCTACATCAAAAGCAGCCTCAATAACATCTTTGATGTCCTCTGTATAACCGAAAATTCCGTTGTACATTAGCCAATTATCCAGCAACTCCGTGTTAGTCATTTCGGCTACTTCACTCTCATTACACTCTGCCTCTACTACAAGGAACTCCATTAAATCGTTCTTATCCATATTACTTGATTTTATTGATGTCACAAACTAATACATTACCTACTATTACGTCTCTGATGCCTGCTATGTTCACAAGCATCGTTGCGTTCTCGTTCTGAGGAAGGTCGTAAACCTTGCCTTCCTCATTAACTACCATTACCTGCGACTTGCTGAGTCGGACCAACTCGATGTGTCCACCAACAAATCCTCTCAACTCCTCCAATGAGAAATCCGTTCCGTTGGATGGCTCCACATTCTTCTGGGCACCATCCGTGAATATTACTGTTGACAACATAGGCTAATCATTCTCTTTGCATTGTTAATAGAATAAGTCTGTGTCTGACCATCGATATAGACGTATCTCTGACCGAACATATCCTCAAAAACCTGAATGATGTGCTTCTTGTATTTGAGAAGCTTTGTTTCAAAAAGACCGTTCATAATCTTTATAATTTTAATTGGTTCAACTTATAAGGTAGGCTCTGAATAGCCAAAAGTACTACCTCTTATCTATATGCAAAGGTACGAAAATTTTCTGATATATGCAAATTTACCAACGATTATTTTAGTTAAAAATACTAAATCATAATACACTGGTAATCAAACAGTTAAGGCGCTTACTCTCACGAGCAAACGCCTAGCTAACATGGTTTAAAAAAGAAATTACAAGAAACCGCCACGTCTGAGTTGTGCATCGGTAGCATTGTTAAGCCACTCCTCGCACTTCTCTATGATGCCCGTACAAGCGTCCGGCGCATCATCGTGGGCGTTATATCCTTCCTTTCTGTAGGATTTCATATCGTGGGCGAACTCCGGCCACAACTGTTCCCAATTAGAAGGGAAAACTAGTTTATTGTTTACCTCGCTGGAGCGAGTGAAGATTCTAATCTGTTTGTTCTTCGATTGCGTGAACGTTACGAACTGGGTGATTCTGTTTCCGTGTTCCCTTGTTATGCGCTCGACATTGCGGGCATAAGAGCGGCCACCATTGTTACTTTCAACGAAACACACGTCTGTCTGATTGCGCTTAACCATATTGGCTTGCGCTGGTTCCGTGTATTCCATCGGTCGCTTGGTATATAGAACATCGGTAACATAGTAGCCGTCATCGTGTGCATCGAAGCATATAGAGCAAAGGAAGTCGAAACCGGTATCTGCCGAGTCGGTGTAGTTGCCAATCATTCTTGCATACCTTCTGTCCGGCAGCTCATCGTATGTTCTGAAGGCATGGTACATAAGACCTTCCATAGGGGTTGGGTTCTGCATGTACTGTGTCTCAAATACGAACTCGCTGGCATGCTTGATTTTATACAGCTCCTCCAGCGTATGCTTCCACGGCCACAAGGCTCGCTCCTTTCCGTCCTCGTCTGTCTGTATTACCGGGAGGGAAACAACCTTCCACTCATTCGGCTCAATCTCTTGGAGGTAACCGCACAAGTCGTGCTCGTGCAACCTCTGCATGACGATGATAATTGGCGTATGACGTGAGTTTACACGGTTACGGATGGTTGTCTCGAAACGTCTGTTGATAGACTCTCTGACGTTATCGGACAAAGCATCGTCCGGTCGTAAAGGGTCATCGATAACTATAGCTCCCGAAAAGTGACCGGGGTTGAACGTAGCCATAAACTTATCCATGTTCTTTATGTCTTCTTCGGTCCAGTCTGGCTGACCTGCACCAAAACCTGTGATCTGACCCAAGGTAGATGTAGCATACTCACCACCACCTGCCGTTGTGCTCCATTTTGATCTTGTGTTATCGTTCTTTCTGATTTTGACATTCGGGAATAGTGTTTGAAAATATGTGGAAGTTATCGTGTCCTTGACTGCCATTGAGTTGTCCTGGACGAGACTTCCGGAATAAGATATATGAAGAAACTTTGAAGCAGGGTTCAGCGCAAGACCATATGCGATAAACATCTGTGAACACAAGAGGGTCTTTCCGTAACGAGGGCTGATGTTGATAATCAGCTTATTCGTCTTTCCTCTTATAACATCCATGAGCGCATCACATATAATCCTGTGATGTTCGCCTATTACATACTCACGTCGAGCAGTATAGGCGAACATCTTAGTAGTGAATTGCAGCAGGGACGATGCCACTAACTGCTTATGAAGAAAACGTTGTTTCTCAAAGTCCATTTATCTTCTGTAATTCTTTAATATCATCCAAGGACAGTTTAGGGAACTTGAAGTCCTCGCCATCCTTGCCGGTTACTTCTTGAATATGCTTATCTGCCAATCCGTTGAGCCTTGCAACAATGCTGGAATCAAACTGATGAAGCATGGCACCATCAATCTGCTGGGCCATCACGACATTCTCAATCTGTGTTATCACCTGCTCAAAGCCTGGTCTCTTAAGATTACCTCTCTTGAAATCCGCCCATTTCTGAACGATGCCACAGAAAGCACAAAATCCGACAAGAGTATAGGCTCTTCTGAAAACCCTTACCTCTTGTCTCATGGAATTTGTGGATTTGCCGCTGCCGCCTGCAATGGAGTTGCTACCAGTCTTTTGCTGCCAAGGGTCATTTTCAACATCATCACAGTAAGCTACAAACTTATCCCATAATTCCTGAGAAGACTTAATCTTGTATGGTCTTCCAACAGGATTGGGGATTCTATGTACGAAAGACTTTACTTTCGGCTGTGATGATTCATCTGTCATGGCTTCTTAACTTTTACTAGTTTACCGCAAGCGGAACAATTATACTCATAATACTCTGAAGGCTTGACCTGGATATTCTCCTCAACGCCCTTCATTTCCTCCTTGAACTTCTGGTCCTTCTGGGCTTCCGTTACGACCTTCTTAGCCGTATGGTTAGTCTCAGCCTTTGAAGGTGCGGCCGCAGGCTTCTGTTCCTTTGGCTTAGCGTTGAGTCCAAGCATACCGGCAATGCTCTCATCGAAAGCAAACTGAATGCTGTTAGGATCACCGAGATAGGAGAGCTCCTTGCGAAGCTTCTTCTCGTTCCAAGTGGCAAACTCGGACGTCTTGTCATCAGCGATTCTATACTGCTTAATCTGCTCATCAGTCAGATAGTCAAGACGGATGCAGGGAACCTTATCCATTCCCAATGCCTTAGCAGCCTTATACACACCGTTACCGGTTACAATCACGTTGTTCTTGTCAACGGAAATAGGCTGAGTGATGCCGAAATCCTTGATGGACTGCATGATTGCCTGTACTGCCGTCTCGTCGGTCTTGTGCGAACCGTCATGAGGCACGATACTGTCAATAGGTAACTCAATTACCTTGTCATTAATCTTAATCTCTTCCATACCTATTAATCCTCAATTTCTATTGTTTCCATGTTTCCGCAATATGGGCAAACGACCTTCATATAATGTGAACCGTCCTCGCGCTCTTTGAGAACGAACAAATCCTTGGCAGGGTCTTCCTCCTCATCCGAAGGAGCTTCCTCGCTTTCGCCAGCCTCTTCATTTGATGGAGCCTCGAAATTCTCCTCATCAACCTGAGAATAGTCATTCTGGAAGCCACCATACTCTTCTGCCTGCTGATTGATGCTGTCGAGGGAGAAGTTGAGCATCTGATTGATGTCCTCAAAGAAGAATGCCTGCATATCTGTAGGAACCTCCATGTTGCGCAATTCCTCCAAAAGCTGGTCTTCATCAAAAGAAGACTTCTCTGCCAGCTTGTTATCGAGGATGCGGTACTTCTTTGCCTTTTCGTCGTCCATATCCGAGTAAACGACAGGAACGAACTCCATACCCAACTGGTAAGCGGCCACGTATCTTGTATGACCAGCAATGATTACACCTGCCTTATCAACGAGGATAGGCTTAACGTATCCAAAACGCTTGATACTCTCCTTAGTAGGTTCAACCGCATTCGTGTTGTCACGAGGGTTGTCATAGTAAGGAAAGATTTCACTGAGTTTAACTACCTTTACTTTCATTTCTTATCCTCCTTCTTCTTGGCTGTCTCTCTTGCTACGCGTCTCTCGTCGACAACCTTTTCGATAGCCGCATTATACTTATAGTTCTTGAAAATCTTGGCAAAACCGGTTACATACTTAAGCTTTACAAGTTCCTTCTGTTCCAGACCTACCTTTTCACAAATCTCACGCTCAGACACACCGTCTCTGAGCATATTGAAAACGATGTTTACCATTCCATCTACAGAGTGACTTCCACGGGCACGGTTGTGCCTTACGGTTGAAGCCATACGCTGGTCGATGTCCTTGTCTAGGACCACAATCGGCAGCTTTCCACCACATCGCTCATTGATGTCCGCAAACTTGCGAATAACGAGGTTTCTGTGGAAACCGTCGATGATTACATACTTCTGCAGCTTCTCGTCCCAAATTGTAACGATAGGCATTGTGTAACCGTCTTCCCTCACGGATGTATAGAGAAGACGCATTTCCTTATCTGCCACATGGTTAGGGTTGTAGTTGTTGGCTACAACCATATCCTTGTCAACCCAAAGCACGCAATCTACAGGGTTGACTTTCTCCGGAGATAAGGAACTGATATACTTTCTGAGGTCGTTCAAAAACTGCACCTTATCCTTGGCAGCATCAAACTCCTTCTTGATGTTCTCTTGAAGATTCATATTCCTTATTAGCTTTTTCTATTTTAACATAATTGTCGCTCAAATACTGACGCAAAGAACGCTCTACGCTCTGAATGCGCTTCATTCCGAAATCTTCCGCAATGACGCAGACAGCGCTGGTATAACCAATCTGATGTATTACGTAATCAATGCACTCCTGGCAATGACCGGCTTTAGCTACATTTCTCTTCTTGGCGGAACGGTAGCCTTTCTTGATAGTCTCTGCATTCTTCTTGTCTTCACAAAGATTGTCTGCGAGATAATCAACGTATTCATCCCAATCCTTGAAATAAGGTGGCAAGTTGTAGCAGTATGTTGCCACTTCGTTAAAGACGTGTACAGATGTATTGACGTTTGCCACTCTTCGCACCAGCTTGTCGTAGAACCATGGATCCACTTCCTTAATGAAACCTAAGTCGTGGATAGCCTGCTCATGAATGAGGGAACTTACTCGGCACGCTCTGAGTGGCTTCTGCGTGAACTGATAGTTATAGAGCTTACAGTACGGAAGCTTGTTGCTGAAGATGTAATACCATACATCATAAACCTTCCAATCCCAAATAGGGTAGAGTACCAGACTTCTCGGTGTGCCGTCTTTATAATATCCGCCACCACCTCCCCACGTAATACCTGGAAGGCACTCGCCTCTAGTAAGACCCGACAATCGTGCCGGCGACTCCTCGATACGGACACCACCTAAAGTTAGATAGTCTTTGCCGAAGAGCATTCTGTGTACCTGATCAAGGGTCTTGGAGAAATACTGATTGTGCGGAATCTCCAAATCACCATATGAATCTGGCTCCTTCTCACGAATCCACTTTTCTCCTGGCCCCCATACATTGAACCATTCTCCCTTTGAGGCATTCCATTCCTGGAAGTATGACTGAATCCAATATGGCTCAACCCACGGCAAGTGCATGATGTATCGTATGTACTCGATAGTCATTGGAGTCTCTGCCTCTTGGTCTAGGAAGAGGACAGGAATCTTTTCAATTCCCATCTCCTTCATAACCTCGTGCGCAAGGTTGAGAACCACGGTAGAGTCCTTTCCTCCCGACATCGTCACGACAATCTTACGCTTACCATAAAACTCCCGAAAGATGTATCTGAATCTTTCAAGAGCTGCCTCATAAACGTTTTTGTCACTGTAAAATATCATTTCTTTCTATTGTTTAATAATACCTTGTCGCTGGAATTACTGAAATGGGTGTCAAGGTAATTCTTAAGCCTACCCATCATTTCATTATTGTTGTGGCCGCGAGCGGCATTGTGCATGATTGTTGCATATCTCAACTTCTCTTCATCGAAGTCAACGAAGCATACAGGAACCATTTCATATCCGATGACGCAGGCGGCGCGGTATCTGTTCTCTCCGTCAACAATCTGCATCGTCGAGCGGTTGACAACGATAGGCTGAGTAAATCCGAAATATAGCAACGATTTGATGAGAAGGTCGAAGCTGTCTGCATCATGCGTGTTAGGGTTATAGTCATTCGGATAAATGTCATCAACCTTGACGTATTCAATATGCAGCGGCTTCACCTGCTCAACCTCTATATTGTCCTTCGCCAATTTCAAGGCTAGATTTTCCTTAGAGTTTTTTGTATTCATCGAGAAATTCCTTGTTTACGATTTCCTTAACCCAATCCTTGCTTGACTTAGCCAAATAAGGATTTTTGAACTCACTCTCCCAATCTACAGACTCTACATCAAACTGGTTGTCGTAGGTCTTACTGTTTCGAGGAATGCCACCTACGGCGCCTGGATTGTTGAACGTGCTTCTGTATGCACCGAAATGCTGAACCAGACCGGGAACGATAGCGTAAAGGTCGATACCCTTTGCCTGAAGGTATGCCTTAAGGCGCGAATCATCATAACGTGTCTGATCATCCGTCATCTTGTTTGAAGTTTCAACAAAGTCCTTGGCTAGGTCATTTGGATATACGCTAGCCTGCAGCCAGAAATTAGTCTTTGTAGAAATAACGTGCTTGCCCTTTGCGTAACAATCAGTATAGTCACCATTTGTAGGATTGTAGAAACTGATAACATTGTTTTCGGGAGCAAAAGAGAGAATATGTAAAATCTTGGCAAGAATGTTGCGGTCAAAGGTAATGTCATCGTGGATAATCATGCGATGGGTTCCTTCCGCTACCTCTTGCGTCAACGCTTGGGAATAATTGTCCCAAAGACCCTTACCTCGGTCCATAGAGATACTGACAGGAATACCATAAGGCTTCGTGCTGGTCTCTATCAACTTCTTAAGGTATTTGCCCTCACGTTCTCGCTTCGGAACGTTGAGGATGATAATCTGAGAGAGTTTAATCATATGCGTAATTATTTAGTTACTGTCCATTCTCCACCTCGCTTGGCTACCTTGCTTATGGCTACAGCCAAACGGTTTCTGTTCATATCGCTACCATAGAAAACCTTACCTGCGGCATAGGCTGCTTGGGCAACAAGTCCTTGACCCATGAAGAAGTCTGTGATAGAGCTGAACGGAACATCCTTACAAATCTTGAACACCGCATCCCATTCATCCATTCCCTGGAGTCCCCAGTCTTCTGCCTGCTTGGTGCCTTGGATAATCCAGCACTTGCAATCTGGCTTATGATAATAGGTATTCTCGTAGATTTTTACATGAGGGAACAGCGATTCTACCATAGGAACCAACTGTTTCTTATTTCTGTAGAAGCACTCGACGAATAGTCTGTCCGGATTAATCTGCTCGATGCACCTCTTGATGTGGGCAACGAACTCGTCAAAATTATCAACCGGGCATTGCTTCTCCGCCTTGGTATAATACGCTTTGAGGACACCTTTACTTCCTGCCGGGTCGATGAATACACAATCGGCATTCTTTGAAAACTCCGGAAGCCCCAAAGTAATATCGGCAATGGTAATCTTGCTACCATTGCCTAAACTGTAAATCTCGCCTTCTGTGATGGGGTATTTGTCAATACTGCCATCATAACGCAAACCTTTCTGTGATGTCATACGCAATTTACTATTAAATAATTGTGATACTCTGATACATTTTCTTCACCAAAAAGACTGCACAAGACCTTCTTTGAATAGAAAAAATGTCTGAACTCCACATCACACTTCTCATAAGTGACCGGATGATATTTCTCCTTGTAGAACATCAAGAACTTGCGAGCCTTGCACTGCGATATTGCCAGAACGGCATAACGGGAAAGATAAGATGGGGAACCGAACAATGCTACGATATTGTCGAAATTCCTGCAATCTAAACTCTTTCCGTCGAAAGGCTCACATACAACCCTATCCTTATAGGCTGGGTATTTGTTAGTGAACTGCTCCAACATTCCTTTACTAGGATCAATTCCTAGATATTCCTGTGGGTCGATTTTTGCAATCTCTGTCAGCAAGCCGGTACCACATCCGATGTCTAGGATTGAACCGCTGAGAGGTGGGAGCATTTGCCCCACCTCACGGTTCTCAACGAGACTCATTTCATCACGAAACAAAGTGTCGTACTTACTTGCTATTTTATCATACTGGGAATAATTCATTTTCTACTGTTGCCTGTTGCCAGGTGATTTTTTTACTTGAAATGGTTACGAAATTCTTGTGATTGTATATGTTACAATTCGGGAACATCGATTTCAACTGCATTCTGTCATAGGTGAAATGGTGCATTTCCTCGAACTCTGCAGGGGTGTAGTCATCCTTGTAGAACATAAGGCAATAATCCAAACCACTCTCGCCCAGCTTGCGGAGATACTGAGGCATGAAGTAGGAAGCGGTACCGAAAAGAGCAACCACAACGCTGTCTGCCGACATCCATTTCTTTATCGCCTCCTCAAAAGAAATAGTAGAACATCTTCTGAAAAAACCAGAGGTCTTCTCCCTGAACTGCTTGATTGCTTTCTTGCTAGGATCAACTCCATAATACATTTCCGGCTTTATCTTGGTGAAAGCGACGAAGTCTCCGTTTCCGATGCCTGCCTCGAAAAATCTTCTGTCCTTGAACGTGAACATGATAGATTTTGCCATCACGTCCATTTCCTGATTCGAATAGATTCTCGGTACCGGCCACTCCAGGAAGTCGAACTCGTTGAAAACCTTCTGTCTGTTCAAAATCCAAGTAGTCTCGAATGGGTCACCCATCGTCCAATACTTGTAACCATCAATGTAAAGGTAAGGGAAATTATACTTCCCCCATCTTTCATGGACTCCATTGTCTCGCTGTGCGCTAACGAAGTAATAAAACTCGTCGTTTGTCAATGCGCACTTGTCTCTGTGAATGTACTCATGAGGAACGTCTATCATTGAAGTGGCCCATTGCCACTTACAACGCTTGATGAACTCTCTGAGCTTACCGTAATCGTATTCCATCGCTGCAAATTTAATAAAATATTTAATGATTAAATACCTAAAATCTAAAATTAACTATATTTTAACACAAAATTGTGCATATATGCGGTTTGGATAGTCAAAAACACCGCAAAATAGGCTCTTCTCATACGCAAAGGTACGAAAAAATCTCGATATATGCAAATATATCAAACGAAAATTTTAGCCAAAAATACTAAAAATTACGCCGTTCTACTAGCCCTGTTCGGGAGCCTGGATTCTATCTGCCACAAATTATCTTTGATAAGCTTCAGAATGGTATCGTGAAAAGCGGAATTGATGTTTCCGTGGCCCTGGCATTGAACAACGGTAACATCGGCTAAGTTTACCTCGATTGTCTCCATACGCTGCCCGTTTACCTTGGCAGAAAGTATGAGGCAGTTCGGCTTTCTGTTCACATTGTAATAACCGTTCCTAAATACACAGTGCCCCATTTCCTTGCCCTCTTCAAAGAACTCCTGGACGGACTTAAGAACCTGTATGTCTATGGCGCCATCCTTTATGTCAATGTCAAAGAACTGCTTTCTTCTGTCAACATATACATTAGCCATTGCTTCTGCCTTTTTCTTATTCTCCTCTTCGGCTTTAGCAGCTTGCTCCAGATATCTGAGTTGCATTTTCTCTTCCGCAATCAAACGCAGCTTAGTCATTCTGTCCTCCATTTTCTTTTTCTTGTTGTCTGCTGCCTTTAGCCACTTGTCGTGCGCCTCACGAAGATTCTCCGGGCAAACTATAGAAGGGTTACGTACATCTTTCTTAAGATACATAATACTGTCGAGCATATCCCACCACAAGCTATCGTAAATATAAGAAGCCTTTCCGTGTCTGACAACAATCTTGACGGCAGACATTTTTTCTCTGTCGAAGACAGCTTCATGGTACTTACACACCTTCCACATATCAATATCACGTCTCATGAGAGTTTCATTGTATGGGTTAGCATTGACGGAACGGAAGATTTCGTCACACAGAATCTTTTCCCCGAAGTCTCTGAGAGCATATTTATACTTGCCTTGAACTGAAGCGTAATATACTCCATCGAATCCAATATCACGAGGATCACCCAAGAAACTCCATACAGTATGCGTTCTTACTTCCAACTTTCCGAAAGCAGAAAAAGCATCTTCTATATATCCGCTGGTTCGCTGCTTGGCAAGAAAAACATATTCCCCGTCTTTCAACCATTGCTGCATACACTCCTTGAAGTAAATCTTCTCCTTAACCATCTTGTGGAACCGGAACTTCACTCTTACCTGGAAGTACCTGAGAACCTGCCATCCCTTGAATGTGCATACAAGGTAGAAGCATCCTCTAGAAAATCTATCACTGTATTTGTAGGCATCATCTTCAGAGATGCAAGTCTTGATGGCCCACTCACGTTGCTTGTCTGATAACTCCGGTATTCTATCTGAGAGTTTTACAACTTCACGTTCTGTCTTATTTCTTGGCTTCATAACTCACATATTTAAAAATCAAACAAACTCAACTGCCCAATCTCTGCATCCTTCTTTCTCTGAGCCTCGGCTTTCTTCTTCAAGCGTTCCTTCTCTGCGGACTCCTTCTTTTTGAGCTCCATGATCTTGGCTTGCTTGAACTCCTCCTCAGCCTTCTTCTCCAGATTCTCCTTGGTCTGGTCTGAGAGATTTGTAACAATGGTGCAATTCTGATTCTTAGTGAATGAGACTTCTTCTTCATTATAATAATGAACTGCCTTTCCGTAAATCTCATCATCGTCAAACCCCTGTCTTCCGGATTTCTTGACCTCTGAGATAATAAAGTCGCAGCAGTCATCGATATTCTTGCCAGGCTTGGCGTAATCCTTTGCGAACAACTCATCCTCTGCTGCACGCTTGTCAAGATATGCCTTGATTACCTTCTTGAATGTTTCTGTTCCTTTCATAACCTTTCCATTTTTTGAAACCGATGGGCTTGTTTCTAAATCCCTTACGGAATGCTTCTCTCATAGAGATGCAAATGAAATCTACGCTGCATTGTGCCAAGCCCGTACAAAACTCACAATCCTCGCAATCATCCATTGGTTCCGCTACGTACACGATGCCGTTAATGACTATCGCCGCTTTCTCCTTGAAGACTGCCATTCCTTTTAGCTAGCAAAGCCTTTGACCTTATTAATCTTCTAGCCAAATCAAAGTCTTTGGGCCTTGTGGATTTTTCATTAATAAAAAGCTGCTGCTTTTTCTAGAACACTAAGCAGTTCTCTGAACTCAGTCTTCGTTGTCTTCACTTCCATACGCTTTCTGTGCCGTTATAATTCTACAACCGGTGTAATCGTCGGCAGAAAGGACAATCTCACCATTCTTAACCTTTTCTCTAATCATGGAGCAAGCATCCGTATTTGATTCTGCCTCTACGGTTATTGTCTTACTCAAAGTTTCTTGAATGCAAACATCATATTTCATATTATGTTACCTCCCATGTTTCAATATTAAACTCATAGTTTTTACCACTACATTGGCTCTGCCCGATATTGCGCAAATCTTTAAGTTGCTCTTCCGAAGCTCCGTTTGCCTCGGCTGTTGCGTAGCATTTCTGAGGGCTATCGGCTACTCTGAGCAATTCGCCGCTTCCCTTTGTATGCCAGGCATCTTCTTTATAAATCAGATATACCTTCATAATTAAACCTCTTTAAAATGAACACTAGTTTTATCTTCTCGTTCGTCAGCAGTACAAGCTAGGTTTGTACAAGTAACTTCTTGATCGTGAAGTGGAACGTTAGGTACACAAACGGCGCAATTAACACAATCTCCACGTTCCGATACCACGCAGGTTTTCCCGTTTATACTAAGCTTCTGTCCGATAGGATAGTATGTTTGTACGCCAAAACTGCTGACTGCGATAATATCTTTCCCTTTCATAATCAATCCTCCTTTTCTTTTAAGTAACGAAGGTATAACTGACAGTTGTCGCAATCAGAATTGCATTTGTAACTGTACTCGTTGGCGCAAGCCATAAATAATTCACTTCTTTTCATAAGCGTCCCGATAACAAATAAATAAGTCGTAAATCATCTTCTCGCAAGCCTCCATATCTTCCAGTACATCCCTCATGTGGTATGGTGCTCCATTCTTTCCATGTCCCTCGTTGTCCAACCACAAATATGCTTCACTGTCAGCATCATATTCTACGTAACGCTGGTGAATACTGTTGATCAATTCTTCCGCACTTTCAAATGGTCCGGTTGATATTGAAAAGTCTTGACCTGCAGGTGAAAATCTTGAAAAGAGCAATCCTTTCCCATTCGTGTATTCCTCTTCGGTGACAGTCCAGGAATCAGACTCTGCTATTTTTATTAATTCTTCTATTTCCATATTATTTTAAAATTAAAGGTCGGGTGCCGTCTTTCCGAGCTGTCGCAAAATAAAGAATATCAAACATTGTTTTGTTATTTAATCCCGACCATTGATTAACGATGATTTTTACTTAATTCTACATGACTCACCTCCAATCTTATTAAGTTTAACTTCCATATCCTGTAAATCTGCCAACGGCGGAACTTCTTGTCTCGTTGCACACCGAGCCTGGTTTCAAGAAGTACTTATAGTGAGTGCTTCTCTCCAACCTCTCACTCCAACAGAAACCGAAAGCATCGAACTCCTTACCGCACCATTCATGACCGTAGTAGTATTCGCTGGCATGCACCTTCTGTTCCTTGCTGAGCTGCAAGAATAGTGCGCGACTCTTGCTAAGTTCCGTTGGGTTCTCCTTGAACTCCTTCTCGATTTGCTTACGCTTCTCGGTATATTCAGCTAATTTCTGCTGATACTCATCCTCGCTGTCGCAAAGATAATAATCTGTGTCAGTCCAACGGCTATCCCAATAGGAATTGGAAGACTGATGTATATGATAAATATTCTTCATAATTGTATATTTTTATTGGAAGGTAGGCTGCCGTCTTTCCGGCTGCCAGATAAGAATAAGGTATCTAACTAGTGGGTGTCCTTACTACCCGTTATGTTAAACCTTACTTTTGCCTACCTTTATAATAAGTATATAAATCCATCATGCTATTATAGAACCACTGCCATGCGACAATCTCCTTCTGCTCTTTGGTAATATCCAGGGCATCAGTAATCATCTTTCTGCGCCAGTTTATCAGTCTGTCACATGACTGGATGATTCTTGCAATCATCACATGAGCGACATTCTCCATCATTACCGCCTCGCCATTTACCATCTTCAGGGCGTACTTTTCTGCAGCATCGTGCCAAAGGTCGTAGGCGACTGAATCATTATTGAGCATCAGATAGAGTTCTTCCATATCAGCAGTTCTCTTGTACTGAACCATTTCCTTTACAACCATAGCTATCTCCTTTCCAATGTTAAGTCTATCACGTATGGAAGAGTATGCTGTGGCATTTCTCCTAAATTGATGCAGTTGAATTGGCAGATACGTTTAATGGAAGCTTCTTCCTTTTCAACAACCTTGTAGATCAACTTAGGTTTAATTTGTTCTGTCAGCTCAACATTGAAGTAAGAGCAGTTCTCATCCATTGATATTCTCGTTGCAATGGCAACGAGCCCAAAGTCCGGGCTGAAGAACAGATACTTGCTGCCCGTAAAGATGGCATCTATTCTGTTCTTTGTATTTCCTGTCACTCTTATAACGTTCATAATTATTGTTCCATTAAATGTTTGACAAGTTCTTCTTTTGAAGAGAATATATCTCCAAGCCTTTTACTTACATAGTTTCTGTCTATCTCTAGGATAACATAATTATTATTTAGTGCTGCTTTGAGACATCTTTCTATACGGTCGCGCTCACTGAAAGAATAATAATTTCGATAGCTTGTAGGGCACAAATTT